CTCCTTTGGTCATGGCTGTTTGTATAACTGTACTTACTGTTATATGAAAAGACATAAGCCGGAAGGATTATCTGTAGCTACAAATACTATGGATATCCTGACAGAAATTAATTCACATGCTTATTTTTCTACAGTAGAGAAACCAAATCAAACAGGAGAGTATGTAACCTATGATATCTCTTGTAATGAAGACTTTGCTCTGCATGCTAAATATCATGAATGGAAGACAATCTTTGGATTCTTTAGAGATCATCCACTTGCTATGGGTTCATTTGCCACTAAATATGTAAATGGAGAATTATTATTATTTAATCCAGAAGGTAAAATTAGAATAAGATTTAGTTTGATGCCTGAGAAATGGAGAAAGATTCTTGAACCTAATACAAATTCTCTTGATGAAAGACTTAGAGCTGTAAAATGGTTTATTGATGCTGGCTATGAAGTACACTTAAACTTTAGTCCTGTAATAGTACATGATGATTGGTTAACAGAGTATGAGTTCTTATTTGATATAATTGACAAACATTGTTATATGTATCATTGGCCACAAAACTCTATCAAAGCTGAAGTAATATTTCTTACTCATAATGAAGATAAGCATCAGTATAATCTACAGCATAAACTTCCAGGTGAAGATTTACTTTGGGTACCTAAAATACAAGAAAGTAAAGTATCTCAGTATGGTGGAAAGAATCTTAGATATGAACACAACAGAAAAGCAGATTACATCAAACAGTTTGTTGAGTTACATGATAAGATAATACCTTGGAATACAATTAGATATATATTTTAGTTATGAGACTTAGAGATACAGAACTTATAGGTAGGAGACTTGTAAAGTATGGGTTCTACAGATCTAAAACAGATCATCAAAACTATAGATATCATAATCTTCAAGGAGCAATAACTATTCAGTTTCAAAGATATGGAGTTGTAGGGTGGTCAGCTTTAATAGTTCATGAGATAGATGCACATACTACAATTAAGTTTGATGAATATGAAGCTTTATTTACTCCAGAGTGGTTAGTAGAAGAACATAAGAAATTACAAGCAATGTTTAAATTTTTAAGAGGATGATAAAGAATTTTAGTGATCCAAAGATTAAGGGATTAATCGTGGGTATTTGCCATGAACATTGGCATGTTGCAAAACCAAGTGACAGTAATATTGGATATTTATGGTATATGTATGCAGCAGGTACCAAAGTTGGAACATTCAGACCATTTATTTTCTTTGCAGAATTAAATTTACTTGTTAAGACAGGTTATATTACTGAAGAAGAGAAACTTAATTTGCTTGGAATGTTGGATAGTTCAGATGAAGACAATGCAAATATTATGGCTTTTTCTTTATTAACTTTGAGAAATAATAGGCTAAAAGACCTTGGTGTTTATACTTTGGATAATGATAAATACAAGGAAATTGACTATATTAGAGATATTATTAACACTGAAATATTTATAGGACAATGGCAGAAATAATTTTAAAATTCAAAGAAGATGAACTTGAAGATGCAAGAACTGCAATAGATGGTTGGAAATGGAAAGGTGCTATGTGGGAACTTGATCAATGGCTTAGAGGTGAGATAAAGTATAATGAAAAGATATCTGGAGAAATAGATGCTGCTTATCAAGCTGTTAGAGATAAGATCCGGGAGATTTTAAATGATGATAACTTAAATATAGAATCATGAAAGAATTAGTTCAAATTATTGATACACTTTGTGTAACACTAGTAACACTGGTATTTATGTATGGAGTTTATAAACTGTTAATGGATTAATATGGAATGTGTTAAATGTGGAGCTCCGGCAACCAAGAGATATAGTCCTGATCTTGATATCAAGGGTATAGGAATGTGTGCTGAGCATACTGATGAAATTATGATGGATCTTATGGTTGCTCAGTTTGACAAGAAAGGCTGGGAGAAATTTGAGAAAAAGTATTTACCTAAAAAAGATAAGTGATGGAATTTGTGATTATAACAGTAGTAGTATTTGCAGTTGCAGGTTTAATAATTTATAACTTAAAAGATGAAAACTATCATAACTGGGATGATTGACTGTATGTTTACAGCGATCATCAGTATTATTTATAGAAATTTAGAATAAAATGAGTGAACAAGAATTAATAGATCTCGGCTTTGAAAGAGTAGATATACTTGATGATGAAAGCCAAAATGGATATGATTACTACTACTATCATAAAGAACTATGTTCTGGGGTACTTTTACATAGTACAGATAATATTGATGTTAAAGATGACAAATGGGTATTAAAATCATTTGAGATTCCTGCATTAAATATCACAGAAAAAGCTCATTATGATCAGTTTCTAGAAATTATGGATAATATAACTTGTTAGATATGTTTAGTGGTAAATTCATTAAGAAAAATGGAAAACTTATCTTTAATAGTCCACAAGATAAATTAGCTTATGAGATTTTTGTAGATAAGATTTCAGAAGGTCAAAAAGTAGAAATGTATATTGATCTTGCAAATACAGATCATAGTAAAGCACAACTTGCAAAAGTACATGCTTGTATTAGAGAAATGGCAAAAGAGTCTGGATACACTTTTGATGAAATGAAAGATGTAGTAAAAGATGCATCTGGTCTAGGGGGTAAATCCTTTGCAGATTGTAGTAAAGATGAACTTATGTTAGCTATAGAAGCTTGTATACAAATAGGAAGAGAACAGTTTAATCTTTCTCTAGGGTAGGTGCTACGTAACCTTCATCTCCTGGTTCTAAGACTTCTTTTTCATCATATAGTTTTTGTTCACTTGCCTGTCTTTCTATTTCAGCAAGAAGAAGAACTATTGTATAAAATGTTCTTTGAGCAGAATCTAAATCTTCATATTTTTTATTCATGATGTCTTTAAAATAGTCATCACCTTTTTCGGGAATATTCATTGATTGAAGTACATGAAAAGATGCAGCTTTAGCCATTAAATAAAAACTTTTATTAACCTTGATGTCTAATATTACATCATCTTTCAATTCTTTAACTTTTATCATAGTATTAATTTTAAACAAAAATAGAAAAAAAATGGATTTAGAAGAAATTAAACAAAAAATGTTTACTAAACTTGGACCCAGCGGCTGGGACAGGATATTTAAATCTTTTGTATTTAGCAGTGACTTTGATGATATACTTACTAAGTTGTATACACTGAGTCAAGAGGATAAAAGGTTTACTCCACCACTTAAACAAGTCTTTAGGGCCTTTGAGGAGTGTCCATATGATAAACTACAAGTAGTAATAGTAGGTCAGGATCCATATCCACAGTTAGGAGTTGCAGACGGTATATCATTTAGTTGTGGTAACACAGGTAAATTACAACCAAGTCTTAAGTATATCTTAGGAGAAGTAAACAGGACAGTATACAATGGTCATCCAGTAAGTGAAGATGTAGATCTTACCAGATGGTCTAATCAAGGTATACTTATGCTTAATACAGCTCTTACAGTTGAAGTAGGTAAGATTGGTAGTCATTATGATATATGGAAACCTTTTACTGCCTACTTGTTAGATTGGTTAAATAATTATAATCCGGGATTGATTTATGTATACATGGGTAAAAAAGCTGAAGAATGGTCTGAACTTACTACTAACACTGAGTATAAGTTTACTGTTAAACATCCTGCTTCTGCTGCTTATAACGGTTCTAAATGGGATAGTAATGATATATTTGTTAAAATATCTTCAATAGTAAATAACACTAGTAATAATATAATAACGTGGTAAAATGATAGAAATCTTCACTAAACTAATTCAGAATGATTTGACACCAAATTCATTCTATGTTTTGTACTGTATTAAAGAAAAAATAGTACCTCACAATTCAATTAATAAAGCACTTGAGTGCAAAAGACTGCATATGAATCACTGGCTGTCAGAATCCTTGGAATTGACAGATAAAAGCATTATCTTTATGGCAGAAATTGATGGATATTTTAAGAAATCCAAGAAGAAAACTTCTAAAGATTTAATGGGGCAGAATTTCATGCAGAACATAGAGGCATATGTAAAAATATTTCCTAATAAGAAACTATCCTCTGGAAAATATGCAAGAGTTCCAGCCAAAAATCTTGAGAATGCATTTAGATGGTTCTTTGATAACTTCAATTATGATTGGGAAACTATATTTTTAGCAACACAAAAGTATGTACTAGAATATGAATCTAAAAACTATGAATACATGAGAAACTCTCAATACTTTTTGAGAAAACAAAATGTAGACAAAAGTTGGGATTCTGACTTAGCAACTTATTGTGAATATCTAAATGATAATCCTGATGAAGATAAAAATGTATTTAGTGACTTAATTGTATAATTTAAATTTTAAAAGTTTATGGGAAAACTATTTAATGGTGCACGACATCTGTTACCAGTTAGTGAAAGAAACAGTCTTGAAAAAGGTCTTGTTAAAATGAAGGCAAAGAGAGAAGGTAAAATACCTGCATTAATAACTGCATGGCCTAAATTTAATGATGCCTTTTGTGATGGACTTGAGTGGAGAACTATAACAGTTGTAGGTGCACGACCTGGTACAGGTAAGACCCTGTTTATGGAACAGGTGGTTTCTGATATTATAGAAAAGAATCCAGATCAGAAATTTAGAGTACTTAAATTTCAAATGGAAATGGTTGATGAAACTAGTGCAATTAGAAAGTTTGGTCTGATTACAGGTGCTGATTACAATACATTAATGAGTAAGGATGGAAAGTTAGTTGACAAAAAATTATTTGAGAAGTGTGTAGAATACTACAAATCAACAATAAATAATGATTTAATTAATGTCATCTACGATACGTGTACTGTCAATGAAATGTGTGCTACAATTCATTATGAATTGGAAAGATACAAGAATGAAGATGGTACTTATCCAAACATGCTTGTTACAATAGATCACTCTGCTCTATTCAAAAATGATGTTGGACAGAAAGACAAGTTTGATATGCTAGGTGCATTAGGTGAAGCCTTGACCTATATGAAGAAGAATTATCCCGTAGCATTTGTTGTCCTAAGTCAGTTGAATAGAAACATAGATGATGTTAAAAGACAAGTAGAAGCCAACTATGGCAATTATGTATTAGATTCTGACATTTATGGTTCTGATGCTTTATTACAACATGCTGATGTAGTTATTGGTATTAATAAACCCTCTATTAGAAAAATACAGAAATATGGTCCTGAGAAGTTCCTAATTGAAGATCCGGATACATTAGTGTTCCACTTCCTGAAGTCACGTAATGGTATGACCAGAATCAGTTTCTTTAAATTAGATAGAGCTACTATGAGAATAGTAGAAATACCAACACCTGCTAGGGAAACCACAGCAAAAATCCAAGTAAATTAATTAACATGAATAACAACAATTTAAGAAAAGAAAAAGAAAGAGAGTTCTATATGCAGCATATGGACACTTTCAAAGCAATTGGATTAGCAGATCCATTTTTTACTATTAAAACTGCTTTCTTTAAGAAAGGTAAGTTTGGAAAACAATGTCAGTTCTTTGAATGGGAATTGAAGAAAGGAGAAGACATCTATATTGAGTTCTACGAAAACGTGTATGATGGAGCAGGAAAGAATACAGACATTGTACCAGGTATTGAAGACAGACAGTTGTTTAAACTTAAGTTTAATCCTTTTTACAATGAGGAGTATGATGTTACAGAAACAGTTGATGCTGACGGTAAAGTAGATAGAAAATATCTAGTTTCTTTAGGTGAGATGGTTGCTGTACTACCTAGTGGACAAGAGATTAGTTATTCTCTTTATGAAAAGAGAAAAGAAGAAGCTAAACTTGAAGTACCACAGTTACAGAAGTCATTAAGTTTGTTTCCAGATTTTGAGCAAGAATTTGCTCCTAAAGTAGAAGCAGAGATTTTTAATGAAGAAATTGCTGATGCACCATTGTCAGAAATTACTATCAGAGATTTAGCAGCAATTATGTTACTAAAACCTGTTAGTGCTAGACCTTGGTTGAATGATCTGATTAAACAAACAAAAAGTGATATATGAGTATAGTACTTCCAACTAAGAAAGTAAAAGCTGAAAGACAAAATCCTAAAAGGATTGTGATTTATTCTAAACCTAAGACTGGTAAAACAACAGCTTATGCAGGTTTAGAAGACAATTTAATTCTTGACTTGGAAAATGGTGCTGATTATGTTGAAGCTCTTAAAGTAAAAATTGGTAGTTTACAAGAACTATTGGATACTGGTAAAGCAATTAAAGCTGCAGGTAATCCATATAAGTTTATTACTATTGATACTGTAACTGCATTAGAGGATATGATTATGCCACTTGCAATTAAACTTTACAGAGGTACATCAATGGGTAAAAACTATGATGGAGATAATGTAACTACACTACCAAATGGTGCCGGATATTTATATATCCGTCAAGCATTCTTTCAAGTTTTAGATTTTATTGATACCTTAGCACCCACAATTATCCTATCTGGTCATATTAAAGACAAGGTAGTTGATGATAAGGGAGAGATGGTCATGTCTGCAAATATAGACTTGACAGGTAAGATTAAATCTTTAATTTGTGCAAATGCAGATGCTATTGGATATATGTACCGTAAGGGTAACAAGACCATTTTGTCTTTTAAGACTAATGAAGAAGTTACTTGTGGTGCAAGACCAGAGCATTTACGTAATGAAGAAATAGTAATTTCTGAGATGATTGATGGTGTTTTAAAGACATCATGGGAAAAAGTTTTTGTTTAATAATTAAAAAAAAGTAAAGTAAAATGGCTTTAAGTACAGAAGATCTTGGTACCGGTGGATCCGGCCTACCAAAAACAATTAGTCCAGGTAACAAAGTATTAAAAATCAACAACGTAGAACTGGAGGAGTTTAAATTTATTCCAGGTGCATATCATTTAGTATTGCACGTGGAAACTGAACCTATTCCAGGTTTTGAAGGTTTTGCTCTTGATAAAGATAATCCTGAGAAAGGACACTTTAAAGGTCAGATTGGTAAAATTAAAGCTTCTCAGTATGCATTTGCAGATGGTGAAACTAAATCTGGTATTAAAATTCAAAGAGATAGATCTATTTTGATATTCTTACAGAATCTTTGTAAGACTATGGGTGTTAATGATTGGATGCAAGCTCAACATAACAAACATGATACTATTGAAGACTTTGTAGAATCATTTAATGCATCTGCTCCTATTAGAGATATTTATTTGGAATTCTGTATTGCAGGTAAAGAATATGTGGGTAAAACTGGTTATACTAATTATGACATGTGGTTGCCAAAAGCAGAAAAAGGTAAGTATGCATTTGGTGAAGTAGAAGAAGGTAAAGTAATTAGATATGATGAAAAACTTCATTTGAAGAAACTTGAGAATACTGAGATTTCTAAATTTGGTGATGATGAGGATGTTTTTAAATCAAATAAACCTTCTACTGATTTCTCTCTAGACTAAAAAATAGTTAGGGGGAATCAACAGGGGTTCCCCCTTATTTTAAATTTTAGAATATGATTTCAACTACAACAATAATTTCTGATTTAAATGATGTACCTAGAGAATGGGTATTTGAACACTATCTTAAACTGACTGAAAGACTATCCGGTCAAAGTCTAAAAATCAAATCTATATTTAGTTCAAGAGACAAAGTTCCTTCTATGTGTATTTATACAGATAGTAAGGGTCACTACAAGTTTAAAGATTTTTCTTCAGGCTATGGTGGTGATGGACTTAATCTTGTAATGCATTTGTATAATCTAGAAAGTAGAGGTAAAGCTTCTTTTAGAATAATGGAAGACTATGCTATTTATATTTCTAATAATACTTATGTTCCTATTACATATAAACCACATAACAAATATGTAGTTTCTGATTATGAGATGAGACACTGGAATACATTAGATCAAGCTTATTGGAAAGGTTTTAAATTATCTTCTACTTTGCTAGAGGGTCATAATGTTTATCCACTGTCTTTTTATACTATGATTAAGGAAGATGATGAAGGACGTATACTAGATACTGTACACATCAAAGGTAACTTTATCTATGGTTATTTTCGGGAAGATGGTACACTGTATAAGATCTATACTCCAAAAAACAAAGACAACAAGTTTATTAAAGTACATGATTACATACAAGGTTCTGATCAACTTGAGTATAAGTCTAAGTATCTGATAATCACTTCTTCTCTAAAGGACTTGATGTGTTTTAAAAGATTGGGAATTAGTGGTATTGAATCTATTTCTCCAGACAGTGAGAATAGTGTAATACCAGAAAATTTTATGAGACCACTCCTAGATAAGTATCAAAAGATTATTGTATTGTTTGATAATGATGAGCCGGGACTAAAGTCTGCTGATAAGTATAAAAAGAAATATGGTTTTAATTATGTAAATTTGGATATGTCTAAAGATTTATCAGATTCAGTTAGAGATCATGGTATTGAAGCTGTCAGAGATAAATTATTTCCACTATTAAAACAAGCATTATGAGCTGGATGTATCAAGGTAGAGAGTTTACTAACAGTATGATTCCTGAAGGAGCTGTAGGATTTGTGTATGAGATGGAAGCCATTATTGATGGTAAGTCTGTAAGGTATGTAGGTAAGAAGAATTTTTACTCTACTACAAAGAAGAAGTTTGGTAAAAGAGCTGTTGCTCAGATGACTGATAAAAGAAACAAGAAATATGAGACTGTTTCTAAGGCTAGTTACCAAAACTACTATAGTAGTAATGCAGTTCTTAAAGAAGCTCACAAAGCTGGTATACCAATTAAAAGGTATATAGTTAAGATATGTTTTTCTAAAATGGAACTCACATATTTTGAAACTAAGTATCAGTTTTTAAGAGAGGTTCTTGAAAAAGATGAGTATTTGAATGGTAATATACTGGGCCGCTTCTTTAAGGTAAAATAAAATAATTATGACAGAATTAGAATTAACAAGCCTCCTATTTAGGTTGGCTGATTTTGGTATTACAGGTGTTAAAGTAAAATATGATGGTGGAGGAGACTCAGGAGCCATAGAATGGATAGGTTATACAAAGAAACCTTGTGAAACTCCAGAAGATGTAAGTGATAATGTAGAAGATTGGGAAGAAGATTCAAAATTGTTAAATATTGATCATGATCTTTTTATGGAGCTTGAAACATTTGCAGAAAACAAACTTCTTGATGACATAGAAGACTGGTGGAATAATGAAGGTGGTTGGGGAGAGTTATGTATTTGTGTTCCTTCAGGTAAGTATATTATTAATAATAATATTAGAATTACTGACCATGAGACTCATTTTCATGATGGTAGTATTCTAGATAAAGCAGAAGAAGACTAATGGCACATCCTTGGCAACATGCAAAATCATCAGCTAAGAAGTTTGGTGGTTCTCCTGTGGATTACCTAGCAATACATAACTGGTTTGATGAAACTAAGGCCTGGGTAGGTCATAGTATGCATAGAATGTTTAGACATCATAGTGAAGGTATATTTGAATGTGAGCAAAGATTTGGTATGGTAATTACCAACTCTGATGGCAAAGATGTATATGTAAGATATGTTGGTGAGCAGCATGTCAAGGAAGATTGTAATAATTACATCCCTACTGCAAAAGAGTGGGTAGATATGATTGAATCTGGTAAACCACATATGTGGGCAATAAAAACATTAAAAATTGAAGACTGATGGCAAAGATGATTTTTAGTAAAGAAGAAACAAGGAACTTACTTATGATGTTACAATCTGAAGATGCAGATAATCATCTTATAGCATTTGAATCCTTGAAGAATGTTGATTATAATAAGTATATAGGAGAACTATTAGTTCTCTATAAGTTTAGTGGGCATAGTATGAGTAATTGGTTAGCAAACTGTAATAAAATAGCAATGAGACTCCAAAATACATTTGTAAGTGAAGTACCACTTAGTAGTCCTAAGACTTTAAGTCTGATTACAAAACACAAAGGTTCTAAAGCTTCGGTTGAGCTATTTATGGAATTCTTTATTAGGGATATGTCAAGGATGTTAGAGTCTATTGGCTATCCTACTGACAAATTTGAAATTGATATTAAATTTAAAGATGATGGACAAACAACAGAGTCTTAGTAAAATTGCAAAAGAGTTGATGCTGAAAGAGCCCTTTTATGGGTTCTTTCTTATTGCTCTAAATAAAGTCTGGGGTCAAAAGGTTCCTACAGCAGGTGTAAGTAAGAATAATATTAATTATCAGCTTGCTATTAATCCTGAGTTTTGGGAATCTCTTAGTGATGACCACAAGCTTGGTTTACTTAAACATGAATTGCTACATATTGCATTTGGACATCTCACTACTTTCTTTAAGTTTAGTGATAGAAAACTTGCAAATGTTGCAATGGATATGGAGATCAATCAGTATATATCTAAAGAATGGCTACCTGAAGGTGGTATTGATATAGATAATTATGCTGACTTAAATCTTGATAGAAAAGCTGGTTGTAGATATTACTATGACAAGCTAAAACAACTACAAGATGAGAAAAATCAAAAAGGTAGTTGTGGTAATGCTCCTATGGATCAGTTACTAGATGCTATGGCAAATGGTGAGTTAGATGAACATGCTACCTGGGAAGAGTTTGAAGATATGACTGAGGCAGAACAGAAGTTAATTGATAAACAATTACAAAAAGTTCTTGGTGATGCTAAGGAACAAACTGAAAAGAAACGTGGTACTATTCCTGGAGAAATTGAAGGAGTAATTATCATTGAAGAAGTTGTAAAACCTAAGTTTAATTGGAGAGGTTACATTAGAAGATTTACTGGTGTAAGTACTAAGGTATTTACTAAGAAAATCAGGAGAAAAGAGAACCGTAGATTTGATGCTAATCCTGGTCTAAAAGTAAAAATGAGACAGCACATGTTGCTAGCTATTGATACTTCAGGATCTGTAAGTGATTCTGAGTTACAAGAATTTATGAGTGAAATCTACCATATTTACAAATGTGGTGTTGATATTACTGTAGTACAGTGTGATACTGTTATTAGATCTATTGAACCTTACAAAGGTAAATTTGAGATGGGTGTACAAGGTAGAGGTGGGACTGAGTTTGATCCCGTCCTGGAATATTTTAATGCCAACCTGAAGAAATATACAAGCCTGGTGTATTTTACTGATGGTGAATGTGGTTACTCTGTAAAACCTAGAGGTAATACTCTATGGGTTTTGTCAGAACAGTCTTATATGAATACACAATTACCGGGTAAAGTTATTAAATTAGAATTATAAAAATTAGTGTTATGAATCAAGTACAATTAAACGTAAACGAGTTAAAAGATTTTATTAAACATATGGTTAGTAATAACCAACATATCCAAGCTGAAGGTAAAGTACCTGTAGCTGTAAACATTGAGGGTGATGCTGGTTTGGGTAAAACTTCTGCAATCATGCAGTTGGGTAAAGAATTAAAAATGGATGTAGTTAAGCTTAATTTATCTCAGTTAGAAGAATTAGGTGACTTAGTAGGTTTTCCTGTAAAAGAATTTGAAATACAAAATGCTGAAGGTAAGAAGACCTGGATTAATGAATCTCAGATAAATGCAGCTAGTGCAAAAGGGTACAAAGTTGTTGGAAAGAGAATGTCTCATGCTGCTCCTGAGTGGATTCAAGGTAAAGGTGAGGGTGGTTTCCTAATCTTGGATGACTATACTCGTGCTGATGCAAGATTTATGCAAGCAACTATGGAGATTCTAGATAGACAAGAATATGTATCTTGGAAACTACCAAAGAACTGGCATGTTATCTTGACTACTAATCCAGACAATGGTGACTATAATGTAACTAGTCTAGATGTTGCTCAGAAGACTAGATTTATCTCTGTTGAGTTAAAGTATGATTCTGATGTATGGGCTAAGTGGGCAGAGAAAGCAAACATAGATGGTAGATGTATTAACTTCATGTTGATGCACCCAGAATTGGTAACTCAAAGAGTTAATCCAAGAGCTATTACTACTTTCTTTAATGCTATTAGTTCTGTACCTAAGTTTGAAGATAGTTTACCACTAATCCAAATGATTGGTGAGGGTTCTGTAGGTGTAGACTTTAGTTCAATGTTTACTATGTTTATTAATAACAAGTTAGATAGAATTATCAGTCCAGTTGACATCCTAACTAAAGATGAGCAGTATGTTATGAACTCTCTTACTAATGCAGTAGGGAAGGATGATGACTTCCGTGCTGATATCTCTAGTGTTATTGCAACTAGGGTAATTAACTATTCTCTTGCTTTGGCTGACAAAGGTTCAATAGGTAAACCAATCATTGACAGGATAGCTAAACTTACTACTGACTGTGATGCATTTACTGATGACCTTAGATATTATATGGTTAAAGAGATTGTCAACGGTAACAAAGTTAAGTTCTCACAACTGATGATGAATCAGGACGTGGTGAAGATGGCTGTAAAATAAGTCAACGTAGAAGGTTTCCCCTTTAATAAACCACTAGTCTAATTAAAAACAATGATAAGGGGAGGTAAAACTCCCCTTTATTAAACTTAAAAAAATGAAAACATACTTACATATTTATGAAGTAGATGCAATGCATAATGAGCTAATCATAAAGGTTGAACCTTTATATTGTGCTGACAGTAGTACAAACATAGTAACTGTAACTGATAAAGATTATACCCCTTCAAAAGGAGATAAACTTTATTTTCTACCCGGGGTTAATATTCCTAGAGTAAAACTAAAAGACTTGTCTTTGCAACATGGTATTAAAACTGTCAGAAATATAAATGATGCTACACATATCTTTGCTGGTAAGAACACTAAAGATAAGATTACAAGTGGAGCTTGGTATTATTCTATACAAACTTCAGCTGTTAGAGCTATTCTTCTAGACCCTGAACTAGCTATGGATGACTATTATAAAGAAAATCTTACACAAGCTTTAGAGTTTTATACTGAAGATGTAGTTATTATAGATTATTCTGCAGCTGGTCAACTTAGAAATTCAGAATTAGCATTTGTAAAAAGATACACTTATAATAGTATTTCTAGACACTCTAGTGCATATTATTCAGTAGATGATGACCATATAGATTTATTCCCAGATATCTTAACCATGGATGTTTACGATGAGAGTAAGTTAATTAAACATATTAATGGTGAAGATGCTGCTACTATAGATGCAACTATGTTCAATCAGATTTCTGACATGTTTAAGAGCTCAGATGGAGACAATCATGTACTTGCAATGGAGATTATGGCTAATTGTAATTATATAGATAGCTTATTGTATCTTGAAATGTTATTTAAAGATCATGCTGGCAAAATGTATAACTGTCATACTAAGAACCATGTGAATTTCAAGTCTTTACTTAGTTATCTAGGTAAATGTAAAACCAACATGGATACAAGTGTGGATAATATTATGCAGTCTCTTATTAACAAAGATGTCCTTGATACAGATAAAATAGATATTCTTATGTTGCATTATTCTGATGAACTTGGTAGAAGAGGAGACAGCACATTCTTCAAAGTAAAAAGTATAACTGTCAATGAAGAAACTCTGCAGTTACTAAATACTAACTATGTTTATGAAGAGCTCCCAGATTTTGTTCCTGAAGGTGGTGTAGAGGTATCTGAAATACATGGAGACCTTGCTGATCTTAATTCTTTTGATAATAACTCTCCAGGGGTTGCGGGGGTTGCAGATGACATTGAAATTTCTGATAAAGACATAGAAGATGCATTTACTAGAATTGAAAGAAATGAACTTAAGTCAGAGTTAATAGAATTAGAAGAAGAAAAAGAGTTTCCTGAAAATGAATCTGTCTTTACTGAAGCAGAAGACTATGCTCTAGGAGAGATAATAAGTAAACTTGCTGAAGAAGAGTCAAATAATAATCAAACAACACAAACAAAAGATGACGATGGTTTTGAATGGTTCTGATGAAATGGAGAAATTCTATCAGAATAAATTTTATTTTAGCTATAGTGGGTTGAATAAATTACTTTATTCACCTGCTGCATTTTACAATCATTATGTGCTCAACCAGCGGGAAGACAGTACAGACTCTCACCTTGTAGGAGGGAGAGTCTTACACTGTCTCTTGTTTGAACCTGAGAAATATGATGATTACTTTTTATCATTACCAGGGAAACTCCCTAGTGATAACCCAAAGAAAATTATTGATAATATTTTTAGAATACATCTTGGATATTCAAATAATTCATTAACTTTGGAAGACTACTCACAAGATATACTTACACAGCTACTTACAGCAAATCTTTATCAGAATCTTAAAACAGATCAACAACGACTTGATAAGATACTTACTGATGACCACAAAGAGTATTTTGAATTCCTTAAACAAAGTCTAGACAAAACAGTAGTAGATGAACCTACTTTGAATGGCTGCAAAGCACAGGTTGAGATACTAAAAACTAATAGTGATGTGAGAACACTATTAGCACTAGATGTAACTGAGGAAGACACACACATTGATACCCATAATGAGTTGCACATTAAAATGGATCATGAAAAATTACCTTTTGGTTTTCACGGAGTACTTGACAATGTTGTTGTTGACAATGAGGCAAAGGTGTTATTCATCAATGACCTTAAAACAACTGGTAAGTCTGTCCAAGATTTCCCTGATGCAGTAGAATATTACAAGTATTGGATACAAGCAGTAATCTATACTATTTTAGCTTCAGATAAATTTTTGAAAGACAAACCAGATGCAAGAGACTGGCAAGTTCAAGTAACCTTTATTGTAATTGACAAATACAATTTAGTTTATCCTTTCCAAGTCTCTAAAGAATCAATGAGTCAATGGAAAAGTGATTTCGGAGAAGTTTTGAAAATTGCCAAATGGCATTATGAAAACAAAAGATATGACCTACCATATGACTTAGCAGTAGGTAATATTAAATTGTAGATTTTATGGCTTTAAATTCTGTTTATAAGAAGTACTTTCAAAAGTCCAAGGTGTTTTTATATCCAATCTTGGGCATTAAAAGAGGGGTAAGTGTTGTTCCAATTGAAACTTATATAAGTTGGAAAGGATACTGCAACTCTGAGGATATGAAATTAATATGCGTGTATGATGTAAGAACAGATGATGAGTATAAACATTTTGAAAAGAATGTTTTACTTAACCACAACAGACTAAATGACTATGTAAAAATAGGCAATCAATTAGTTCTTACATTTGATTTATCTGATTTAGGGGATGACTGGTTCCATTTTATTAATGGAAAATACAGTAAAATAAGTATGAATTTAAAGCAAAAAATCCTTAACTTTTTTGACAAATACAGTGGTAATTATGCCTATATGCACAGTTATTTAATACCTGAAAAGTATTTTAGTAACTATGCAGAACTATTAGGTGTAGAACCAGAAATGTTGATACAAGTGGGAGAGTTATGTACTAAGCCTGACATGGAAAAAGAAACTTTATTTCTAGAACCTGCAGACTTAGATGATCTAAGTGAAAATAAATTATTAAATTTGTCAAAACCAACAGAAAATGAATGAATCAATGATGTTAGTTCAGGCCACATGGCAAGAACAACAAACCTTTAGAATGATCCCTATTAAAGATGAATGTCCATATGTGGAATGTATCTTTGATCCCGGGACAAAAGTATTTGTAATTATCTCTAAGATTAAGAAAACTAGTTTGCATATGCTCCCTAAATTAGATGAGTATGGTCAAGCTGTTTCTGGTACAAAAGGTGTAAAACAAGAAAGACACAAGATTGAAGTCTTTCAAGAGTTTTACATTGAACATACTGAATCTATGGAAGAACTAATTAAAACTTTTGCAGTTAATACAAAAAAGTTTGATTATAAGAAATTTATGGTGGATTCTAATCCAACATAAAACAAGGGATGGTACTTGCCGGACATGGTGATGTATTCATGACTTAAGATTTAAAAGGTGAAAAAGGGAGACGAAGTATAGTAACCTCCCTTTTTTTATTAACTTAAATGGGGGGACAGCTTAACTGAACTTATGGTATGAGAACACATTGGGTAATGGACTACGAAACTCTTAGTAATTGTTTTGTAGCAGTCTTTGAAGACGTAAAGTCTGAACACACAGAAGTATTTGTCTGTCACGAATCCAAAAATGACATATTAGAACTAGTTACTTTTCTAGAAAGAAATGTGACCCTTAATGAATGGCATGTTAGTTTTAATGGTCTTTCATTTGACAGTCAAATTACTGAACATATTCTACGGAATAAAGAACAGTTATTAGAACAAGATGGTGATACTATTGCTAGATTTCTATATGACAAAGCACAATTAGTTATTAGTAAATCTCGTGATGGAGAATTTCCTGAATTTGGTTCTAGAGACTTAAGTATTAGACAAGTAGATGTATTTAAACTTAATCACTGGGACAACCCAGCTAAAAGATCTAGTTTGAAATGGATTCAGTATACTATGGATTGGAAAAATATAATGGATATGCCTATTCATCATAGTTTCCATGTAATAGAATCTGAAATAAGTATGATTATTAAATACTGTATTAATGATGTCAAGTCTACTAAACAGATTATGCATTTGAGTAAAGAGCAAATTAATCTTAGAAGAACTTTGACAGAAGACTATAACATAGATTTGTTCTCAGCCTCTGAGCCTAGAATATCTAAAGAGTTATTCTTGTATTTCTTAAGTAAATCTACTAAAATTAGAAAGTCTGATTTAAGAAAGATGAGGACTAGTAGAGAACAGATTATATTTAAGGATATTATTCTACCTTATATTAGTTTTGAGACAGCTACATTTCAAAATCTTCTAAAGAAGTTTCAAGATGTAGTACTGTATCCTGGCCAAACAAAAGGTGGTTTTAAATATTCTGTGCAATATAAAGGAGTTAAGACAGATTATGGTCTTGGTGGTATTCATGGTGCTAGAACAAGTAAAGTTTATAACTCTACTGAAGATATGGTTATCATAACTTCAGATGTTATAAGTTTTTATCCTAATCTAGCTATTAGAAATGGATGGGCACCTGCACATTTACCAAAACAAGAATTTTCTGAACAGTATGAATGGTTTTTTGATGAAAGAAAAAAGATACCAAAATCAGATCCACGGAATTATGTATATAAGATTATACTTAACTCAACTTATGGACTCAGTAATGATGAGAACAGCTTCCTGTATGATCCACAGTTTACTATGAGTATTACTATTAATGGTCAGTTGTCTTTAACTATGTTGTATGAGATGATTTGTGAAGGTATTCCCGGAGCAATTCCTCTAATGCAGAATACAGATGGTCTTGAGACAATAATACCTAGAGAGTATGTAGACAAGTATATGGAAATTTGTAAAATATGGGAAGGTATTACTAAACTAGAGCTAGAACATGATACATATTCTAAGCTAGTTCTTGGTGATGTCAATAACTATATTGCTGTTACAGAGAAAGGTAAATCTAAATGTAAAGGTAGATTTGAGTATGAGAATCTGGCATTACATAAAAACAAAAGTTTTTTAGTTATACCTAAAGCACTACATGCATACTTTGTAGAAGGTATTAAACCTGAAAAGTTTATTAAAGAAAATCTAAACATTTTTGATTTTTGTGGTGGTGTTAAGATAAAAGGAGATTGGGAATTTATTGAACGTAAAATAGAACTTGGAGATTATAGTGAAACAAAACTTCAAGAAACTATCAGGTATTATGTGTCTAAACAGGGCTCTAAGATTATTAAGAAACATAACAGTGACGGGAGAGATATACAGATAGAAGCTGGAAGATGGTTACAAACTACAATGATTAATTATGTAGAAAAACCATTTGACGAATATGATATTAATTATGATTATTATCTAGAGAAGATTAGAAAAGAAATAGAATCTCTAGATCCAAGTACAAATCAATTAAGTTTATTTTAATTATGCCAAAGAAAATACAAAACACAACAAAGGCACATTTGGTAAGTGTGCCTTTACCAAATCATGCTGCTACTTATACAGTTATAAGTCACCAGTTTGTTATTGATTATGCTTATCAATCCCTTGCTGCTGCAGGGTTTGGTATTGTAGATGAGGAGTACAGATGTACTGCTGATGGACAGATTGCCCAGGGAATTTATAAACTAAATTTTAATAATGACCCTGAGTTGTCAATGATGTTTGCATGGACAAACAGTTATAATAAACAAGTAAAGTTTAAATGTGTAGTAGGTGCATATATAAACAATAGTGGTTCTGTTATGATTTCTGGAGAAGTTGGTAGCTGGGTTAGAAAACACACAGGTACGGCAGACACAGAGACAAAAGATACTATTGATCAATATATCTCTAATGCATATATGTATTATAATCAGCTATGTTCTGATAAAGCTGCTATGGAAGTAGTAAGTTTGAATAAGAGAAAACAGTCTCAGTTACTAGGAGTATTATTTGCTGAGTATGAGATACTTACTACTGAGCAAGCTAGTATGATTAGAGATCAAATGAAAAGACCATTACAAGTATTTAAAAGTACTGATAGTTTGTGGGCCTTCTATAACTTTGTAACTAATGCATTACAGTCATCACATCCTAAGACTTGGATGGAAGACCAAAGAATCTTGCATTATTTTATAGGTACAATTTGTGATTTTAGTGCACCACCTCAACCGGTAAGTACACCAGTCAACAATTTAAGTACACCAGTTGAAGATCCTTTATATGAAGATCCAAATCAAACTAATATTCTAGATCAGATTGCTGAAGTTGAAAATTTGGAACAAACTGGAACAAAATATGATGAAAATGAAGTGATTTTGTACCAGTCAGAAGAAATCATTGAAGATGTTACTGAAGATGACACAGAATTAATTGAAGATGAAATTGTACAATATGTAGATCCAGCAGGTAATACATTTGAAGCTCCAGTAGTTGCTCCATGTGCTGCACATGATGCAGAAACAGAAAGGGAAATTCAGCAAGAAAATTTGGAGGACATTTTTCCCCAAGAAGTTAAAGTAGAACATGTACAACTTAATGAAACTACTGTAGCTGCAGTTGTAGTTAATGAAGTTGCAGAAGACCTAGATGATGTATTTGCTGAGGCAGATAATTTTGATCTAGACTTCACAGACGATACTGAAGAAGATAAGGATTCAATTCCTGACTTCTTTTAGTTGATGAATAATTATTTTTTTTGGAAAAGGGGTAGCTTAGGCTATCCCTTTTTTTTCTTAATTTAGTATTATGGAAAAACAATTACAAGCAGTGGCAGAGTTCCACAAAGCATTTGGTCAAATAGATGGTCAATGGCCTTCATTAGTATCTGATGCAGAATACAATCTTAGACATAGTCTTATGAAAGAAGAGAATGATGAGTATCTTGAAGCATGTGAGAAACAATCTTTAGTAGAGATTGCTGATGCTTTAGGAGACCAGTTATATATCTTATGTGGGACTATTCTAAAACATGGTATGCAACATATTATAGAAGATGTATTTGATGAGATACAAGCAAGCAACATGAGTAAGTTAGGTGGAGATGGTAAGCCATTATTTAGACATGATGGTAAAATACTAAAAGGACCTGGATACTTTAAACCAGAGTTGAATAAACTTTTTAAACTTAGAAAAGATGCACCCAATAACATTCAGGAAAGCAATGATTGAAGCATACCTTGCAGGTGCTGAATCAGTAGTTGAGTCAGGTATAATAGAATCTCCTTCTAAAAAAGAGGCTAGAGATTGGTTTGACAATGAGTATGGATTAACAGTTACTAATGAAGAATGTGACTGCTGTGAAGATGAAGATGGAGACTCTTAGATGTTTTAATTGTGGTGTAGAAAAGCCATTAGAAAAATTTAAGGATAACACCAGAAAGTATCAAATAAAAAGTGCAAAGGGTAAATGTATTGTGTGTAAAGCATGTTCTTTTCACAAAGCATTAAGTACACTGTCTGTTGTAAGATATGATTTTAAAGAAAATAACTTTAAAGTAATACACTTTAAAGACAAATATGAAGTCTTAGACTTCTATGAAAATGAAGGAGGAGAACTGTAAAAGGTTCTCCTCTTTTTTTTTACCTTCCTTGTGCTCTGTATGCTTTTTTATAATTCCTAGACTTTTTCATCTTAGAACTTTTAGTTTTAGAATGTACACCTGGACGGGATTTCTTAGTTTTCATGTAGGTCTTTACGGACCCTGTTGTTGTCTTTGCCATTTTTAATTTCCTTTAGATTGACTTTTAAATTGATTTTCAAATGATGTTACTGGATCTCCAGTAGAACCAGTGAACCCTATTGCTTTTCCTAATTTACTCCATAATTTTAAATCTCCTTCTTCTTTCCATGAATATGGACCTGTATCACGTTTATATCTATCCATTTCAGAGAATGTTACAAAATCTAATGCATCTCCAAAGATATCAATATAAAGTACTACAGTGTTATACCATGCACTTGTTGTTTGTGTTAGCATCTTTACATAATCATCTGCACCAAAATTTACTCCTTTCATAGAAGGTAGTGGTACAAAAGCCGAAGTTTCTGCTTGTACACCCATCATCAAAAGTAACATGTGATTTGACATAAAACCATATGTGTTAAATGAATCTTGACCCATTGCACCAGACTTAGCTCTTAGTTTTTTCCATTTGTCATCATCATCTGGATCAAATCCAAACACCATTAGACCAATTAGAGCAAGACCAATTGCAAAGAATGCTTCAGCAGAAAGTTTTCTTACTGCAGTTTTTTCTTGATCAGTAAGATAGTTATAGTTTCTAAATCCAGATTTCATTGTTTTCAACATTGCTTGGAATGCTGTAATATAAAAACCTTTTCCATAAGATGTAGTTGCCCAATCATATCTTTCACCACCTCGTGTCCAACCAATAGTTTTAGAATCAAATCCAAATCTATTCATCAACATAGGAGTAAACCATTTTCTCATAAAGAAGAACATTCTATAGAGAAGTAACTTATTACCTTCAGGCTGTCCCATTTCATCATAAGTACCAAATAATTTACGAGACGTACCTTGAATTCTATTTTTCAATCCCATAAATAACTCTGACTTAGATATAATAAGTTCTTGACCATCTTCAAGTTGTACTTCAGACTTAATTCTATTTTTAGCTTTTAGTTCTTCTAAAGGAATGTAGTATTTCTTAGCAATACTTTCAAGACTTTCACCTTTAGTATATTCATGATATACAGGAAGATTACTCCAACCAGGATGTATACCAGGTTTTAATCTAATGATACCTTCATCATCTTTTTCCCAAGCTTCAATATATCTTAAAGTCTTTTTAGAACCATCACTCATAACTTGTTCTACTTTTTGACCATACATAAAAGCTCCAAATAAAGACATTGCAACTTGCATCTCACCAAATTTTCTATGCATGTATAACCATTCCATATTGGCAAGATCTTTTAACATAGATCTTTCTATCTCTCTACCAAACTCATCTTTAGACTTAAAGTTAGGATCAAAAATCTGAACAAGTTGAGTTGATATAGCTCCTGGACCTGTTTGGTAAATACCTTTTGTAGTCCATTCTAACATAGCTTTTTCTGCCCAAGGTCTTGCTAATGCAATATCTTTAAGATTTATAAACTCAGCACCACTACCTTCAATGATTAACTGCACATATGCACCATACTTGTTTTTTAAGTCAGAAGGTAGATTGATAGCTAATGAACCTCTAGCAGATAAACCTTGTAATCCATTTATCCATTTACCAAATTGTGGATGAGTTTCCTCTATACCTTCAACCATCTTACCATAGTACTCTCTTTCAATAAGAGATTTAACCTGACCAAGACGGTTATTAGTTGAGAATTTTTTCTTTGCAAAAGTTAGGGCCCCTTTTAGACTATAAATATTCTTATCAAATTTTTCTAAATCTTTTGGAGCATTGTCAGGATCTTCTAATGTATCTAGTATAGAGTTAACAAGAGGTAAACTCTCTAAAAGTTTTCCTTGTGTCTGAATACTTAATGCATATTTAAATAATCCCTGGAAGATATCAGCATCTTGATTTTCTATATCAAGATTATAAATACCTGATACAGGAACATAAGTAATTTGATTACCGTCAAGATCTGTATTAACTAAGTTATTATTTGGATCATAATTATTTTCATTAGAAATAGAATACTTATCTGAAGTTCTTTCAGAATCAGTAACTGATCTACCAATTAACTGCTTAGTCCACTCTTGAATATTACTTCCTATTTCAGAAAACCTAGAACCATAATTTGCTTTTTGTAATGACTGATAAATGTCCCCTTTTCTAAGAGCATATCTAGGCATATCAAGATAGAGTTTACTATAGTTACTCATACCTTTCTGATTCTGTAGATGATATTCTTTAATGGCTTCTAATAGTTGAAACTCTGCAGAATTACTAGCTTGCATCTGAAAGTATCTTTCATTCATGAACCTGTTATCCTTAGCACTATATTTTTGTCCAGGTTGATACATCCTTGGTAGCCATTGATTTTTATTATCAATAAACTTACCTACATAATCTTCTTTAGCAGCTCCAAAAGGAATAGTTCTATACTGATCTTTTACTTCATATCTAGAGTGTCTAGCATTAGGAGCACCCATAAGTAAAACCTCATTACCTTCTCTATTTAATATTCTAGTATATTTTATTTGAGAAGAATCTTTTGGTATAGCAACAGTATTTGCTTTTGTTCTTTTATATCTAGGTATGTAACTTCTTGATTTTTCATCATATACATTTATTGTATAATGATTAAGATTAAACCATTCTTTAAATCCTTCATCAGCATCCAGCATGTCTTGGAACTCATCTGAATTTATAAAATTATCAACGTCATCTTCATCAACTTCTTTTATATTTTGTTTAGAGAGATTATAGTTTAATGTCTCTATGTAATATACAGTAGGAAGATTTTCAGTTAATTGTGATAACTCAGTAAATATCTCTTGAATTCTTGCTGCATCTGCAGGATTAATACCTTCTTTTTCTTGCAGTTCTAATAGATAGAAATATCTTTTAGATTCTGGAGAACCAGCTTGTAGTAAACCTTTTCTTGCTTTATACTGTAGATTTTTTAACTCCTCAGAATCTTCTTTAGAAAGACCTGTGGATATATCATACTGAAACTTAAAGTCTGCAATAGCTTGTTCTGCATCTTTAATTCTTTCAAGTCTTGTTTTACCCATTGCATTACTATCAGGTTCACCTTGTTCATCCCGATAGCTATATATTAAGTCATTTATGGTTTGAAATGCTGCAGCAACATCAAATCTAGAATTTGCAACTTCATTCATTTTTGCTTGAAGTTCCCTTAGTTCAGTTGTTAAAGCAACTCTAGAGTCCCAATATTCTTGGTTATACTCCATTCTAAGGTTTTGTCTTCTCCATTTTTCAAGTTCTCTTTTAAATTCTCCGGATCCAGGAAAAATTTGTTTTGTTGCAAGTAAATCTATAAATTCATTGTAAGCACTTTGTAACATACCCTCAATTGGTCTCCATTCGTAGAACCCTTTTGTAGCTGCTCTATGTTCTTGCAATACTTTTGCAATACTTAAATCATAAACACCTCTGGCCGGATCATCAATTTTAGGAGTACCATCTTCATAGGTAAGAGAATATAACTGTTGGAACTCTCTAAATGCAGCTTGTATAGTTGAGTACTTCTCAAATCTTTCAAGCTCATTTTCCATGGAGTTAACCAAGTTATTAAAAGCCTGCAGTTTTTGTTTCCTTACATAGTATGCTAATTGACCTACCTCAGACTGTTTAAAGATATCATCTTTCTCATAGAACTCAGGAACAAACTCCTGCCACATGTAGTCTCTTTTGAATTCATCAAACTCCATCTGAGCTTGAGCAATTTTATTGACATCTTCAGTTTTCTTTGCTTCTTCTAAGTTATAGTCTAATAAATCATAGTGATATCTATAATCTTTAAATGCACCTAAATAACTCCAAATTTCTTTTTCAACAGGTTTTCCTGTCTTCTTATCCATGTAGAATATTTTATCCTTAAATCCCATTCTCTCTCTCATTGCAACGGAATTAAGTTTACTAAATCCTACTTTAGGTAAAAGTTTCTCAAGTTTATTTCTAAACTTCATAGACTGTTCCCAAACAAGATTCTGTACCTGGGTCTTTTCATTTTGAATAAACATTGCTAATGGTCCCACTATAACATCATTACTAGAGCTATAACTTTCCAACCATCTATTAAACCAAGTAACATCATGAGCTCCTCCAGTAAGAGCAGCTTTGATTTTATCTTCATCAACAACAAGTTCTTTATATTCTTTTAAAAAGCCTGTTAGAACATTTTCAGGAACACCTTTCTTTACCAATGCATCTATATCATCTTCAGTAAGTTTTTGTTGAACTACTTTGTCATATAGGTCATTTACCTCACGTTCTAATTGTTCTGTTGGAAAAGTTTGTTTCAGTGCTATACCTAAGTTACCCTTAAGTCTATCTTGAACATACTTGGACATGTATCCCGTAATCTCTACATAAAACTGAACATTGTTATTCTTAAGAATATTTGCAATGTTAGTATTGACTCTTGTGATGTTTAATACTATTTCATTTAAAGTTTTATAGAAAGGATTATTAGTATCCACAAAACCACCTTCAGATGTCAATGCCTCATCTATTTCTTGAACCATTTTTAACCAGGCTTTTGAATTAGATTTGTAAAGCATCAATAGTGCAATAGTACTTCTGTTATTGATATTAGTTCCACTAAGTTTAGATATATCTAATAACATGTTCTTAGTCATGCTATTGATTGTATCCAATGAATTTACCAGTGCCGTTGCTCTTTCTAAATCCACATCCATTTCTTCTCTAGCAGTATCTAATGCATTTTGTATGAGTTGATTTTGAGCTTGGTCTTCAATATTACTATCTAAGTTGTCTCTTAATGTTCTTAAGACTTCACGGATGTATCTATTAGTACCTTTTTCAAATAAAGATTCTCTTAATAATTTTCTAGATGCTTTATCTCCTTTAAATCCTTCAGCTTCAGAGAGTACTCTTCTAGTTGTTTCAAAAGTACTTTTAACAACTTTCTGCATAGACTCCTTATTAGAAAACTTGTTTAGTTCACGAGCCCTTTCAACAACTTCCCTGGAAAACATTGCAAGGTCTTCTTCATTTATTCTATCTGTCTTGAATTCAAAGTCTTTATCCAAGAGCATATCTGCCATCTCCTCTAATGAAGTATCTACATCTAACTTAGCTACATCTATTTTACTACCAAATAGTTTTCTAAGTAGTTGTTTGATAGCAGCAAGAAGTTTATTCATGAAGTTTTGATACCCTTCTGTCTCAATGTCATTGTTGATTCTGTTGAGTGCTTTTAACTGCATTGCATAAGCAAGTACTTCCTCTTTGAATAGATCTGAGTTTTCTTCTAGTTCTGGATAGTTGTTTACTACATAGTAATAGATACCCTGACCTTCTTCAGTAGCAAGTGCTTGATTATAGAGATTCTGAAATAGGATGTTGTTGGTCTGTCTTAATGCATTCAAGACCGGATGTGAGAATTCATGTAGTACAGTCCTCACATTAATATTTTCTCCTACTACATAAACTGTTCCTGCATAGTAAAATGCTGGTTCTCCGTTATACTTAACAGGTCGGTTCTTTAAAATATTTGCAGCCTCTTCAGCTGATACATTTCTAAACTGTGTATTAGTACTAAGTGATAATCTTTGAGCAAGTACTTCAGCAATTTCTTTTGATCTTTGATCTTGTAATTGATCTAGATTTACATCCATAAAAAGAACTCCGTTGATCTCTTGAAGAGCAGGGTTTACATTTTCTCTCATAAAAGCTATAGGAGATGTATCTCTTGTTTGATCTATAGTAATTTCATTCCAAGTATTACCATACTCATCTGTAATTTTTTTAGGACTATAGCCTTGTTTTTTAAGAATATTAGTTACAGTATTTTCATAGAAGTTATAGATAGGTTTTAAAGCACCAAAACCTTCTCTCTCTACTCTTTCAAGTTCTTGTTTAACCTGTTCTTTTTCTTTTTTAGCTTCTTCAATTCTTCTTTCTATATTTTCAGGGTCATTAATTTCACCATCTAAAAATCTAATTCTATCCTCTTTTTGTTTTTTAAACTCTTCTAAAGTAGTGTGTCCTTCTACTTTACTAGCTGTATTACCAGAAGGAAACAATACTTTTTCATATCCTTTCTTAGCACTATCTTGTATAATAGACTTAGTAAAGAAATTAATCCAGTTATTGTCTTTGTTTAGTAGTTGTAGGAATTGGTTTCCTTTTGTATTAGAACTAGGTAATCCATATTTTAAATAGTTATCTGTAAAGATGTCTTGAAAATAATTTACACCTTTATAAGTATATGATAAATTTCCTTCTTCATCTTCTTCTTCAATTCCTAATCTTTTTGCAACTTCAAATTCTTCTTTATTAGAATCTGTTATGTTAGAAGACATGTTTTTATCTTCTATTAAATTTTCTCTATCTCTACCTTTCTGAAACAAATCAGATTGTACTTCTAGTACTCTACGGGTTTTTGATAATATAGAAATATATGTTGAAGATTTTACTATTTCAAATTTTAATTCAGGATAATCTTGTGACCATTTTTTTTGTAATTTTTTAGCTTCTTCTATATTAGTAAATAACTCAGATTGTATATCTTCAAATGCATTTTCTACAAAATATTTAATAGGACCAGTTTCTTTAATAGATTGCTCATCACTTCTAAACCAACCTATACCTTTATCTGTAGCAAACTGAGCATGTCCTTTAATACTTGGTGTAATTGCTGGTGTAGCTATTTCTTGTTCTGTATAGTTAGTACCTCCGGGAACTGTTAGATTAGAATAATATTGAGTATTTAAATTATTATCTACAAAACCATCATTAATTTGATTTTGTAAAGTTTCTTCTGTCACTTCTAATTCATAACCATATTCTCTATCTAAAAATTTTTCACCTACTTTTGGTGTTTTAGCAGTATTAATCTCAATAGTATAACTATAAGTAGCAGCAATAGCAGCAGCTATTTCATCTTTAGTCATACCTGGTTTAGCTACTTCTTTAAAAAGTTCTAATTGTTGAGCAGATACTCCTTGTTTCTGAAGATCATTTAACCAACCTTGTAATTTTGAAGATTCAAATTTATTTCTATTAATTTTATTTAAAGCATTAACAATCTTTAATGAATAATCCACTTCTGGAGCTTTCATAAACATCGGTTTGTCATTACGTGCATTAAAAAGTTCCTGAAGTCTTTCAAAAAGTTTTACATTAGGTTCAGCTCTTAGTACTCTAACCTTAGCATCTCTCCAGTAGGTTGATCTATATGGATCAATATGTTCAGAAGTATTTACACTAAAAAGTTTACTACCATTAGTTTCAAGACCATATATTCTTTCTGCCTTATCAGTAAGGCTATCATTTAATTTATTAAACAGATCTTCATTGATAATTCTTCTTATATCATCTGTAGCTCCATTTTTTTCTAAAAACTTTATTGAATTTAATTGTACTTGGCAAACCATATTATGAACATTTAAAAGGGTCTTCTTCTAATTCTAATTGCATTTCTATTTCTTCATCAGAGATTCCTTGAGTTTTTATTATCATTTCTCTTACCTGGTTATATTTTGTAGAACCAGGATTGATATATCCAAACTCTTCAAACAATCTCTTACTTAAATATACGAATAATTCTTGAGGCATGGTGTTAGGATCACCAAAACCATACTCAGGAAATGCAAGTTTACCACCTTTTTCTTGAATTTGTTTAAGTATATTAATTCTTTTCTCCCAAATATTTTTAAGTGTTTGATATTGATCTGATGCAATGTCTATCTTTCTACCATTAACAACACTTGCAAATAAATCAGTTGGGAAATTAACTGACATATCTCCTACTTCTGTCATAAAGTAAGCAGAACCTCCAAGATTTCTACCTGCAGCAATTTGTTCCGGTTTAATTTCATAAATACTTATGTTATGTACAAAGACAACATCAGGATTATTTTTACCAAGATTTAAATAGTAAGTTGCATTTGTAGCATTCTTATCATTGTAAGTATAAACATTAGGATCATCTGTATTCTTAAGATTAAATCTTTTTACTTCAGCTATTGTATCTTGATTAGTAGAATCTAAAATAACTTCTTCTACATCTGATTCAGCATTTCTATCTTTCTTTATAGTAGGATTTTCTACAGGAAGTATTCTTTCTACATTTTCATAATCAATAGTAGATAAATAATCTTTAAATCGATCTCTATTTGGACTAATTTTTTTATTATTCTCTCTTATGAATTGATCATAGAAATTATCTAAAAGTGTAAATCCTTTTTTATTTAAAGCTTCAATAAACTTACTAGACTCACCTTCTACAATAGATAAAAAGTCTGTATAGTCCACTACATTAGTAAAGCTTAACTTAGTCTTGTTTAATCCGGTTTGTAAAAAAGCAAAAGTGTTTAAGTATTTAAACATGTCACTTAGTCTAGCATTTTCTTCTGGGTCAGTTAATTTTACAACTGTTCTATCAGAAAGTTTTTTTAAATCTTGTGTATAAAGATTTGATTTATCATTATCAAAGTCTTTATCAGCAAGTAATATATTAAATGCATCATTCTCTTTAGTTGAATCAAGTTTTAATTTACCTATAATAGGATAATTTTTAGCTAGTTCAGGATAGTTTTGTATCAACTTAGACAATCTTACAGAAAATGAATTATCATCATCTCTAAAAAGATGGAAGAAATTATATGAATTATCTAATGCTTTTATAGCAATCAGTTTTTCATATGTATACCTTACAGCTTTTTCATTAGTTAAATCTGGAAATAATTCTTTAGTGCTATCAAGTTCTTCTTGAAATTCAAATGAATTTGTAAACTCAGTATTCAATGGTTTTATATATCTAATATATTCTCTCTCAGCAACAAATTTTAAATATTCATCAAAGTTTGCACCGTAATGATTCATGAAAGTAGAAGGATCTAATTCATAAAGTTCTCTGTCTTTATAACTGTTCTCTACTTCAGAGTTTCTAACCCAAGCACTATCTTTAAATTCTTTTTTAATCTGCTTCATATCCATGTACAAAGTACCGTTCTTTACAAAGGCTCCTCTTTTTAATTCTTTAGCCATTGATACAGGAATAGTTGTTTCCATATCTAAAGACATAAATCCATCCTGTTTTTTATATTTTCTAATAGCATTTTGCAGAATAAAACTTACAAGGTCATTTCTAAAGATATTACTAAACATCTCAATATTCTGTCCAGGGAATGTAGTTTGAAGATCATTATTTATTTGACCTTTTCTAGCAATTAAATATTCACTAATTTCCTTGTGATATCTTAATTTAAATAAAGGTCTACTTACAGCTAGTGCAAGGGGACCATTAAAGAATGACTTTAAAATAGAATCCTCCATCATAGCTTCAACAATCTCTAATGGAACTCTTGGGTCAAAGAATAAATTCTCAATATTAGCCTCTGTCTGTTCTACATCAGAAAGAGTAGACTTAGTAGCAGTATCTGGATTAGATGCCATTTTAAGTGCAGTATAACCAGCAATCTGTTGTTCTAGTTCTAGATAATGTAAGAACATAGCTTTTGCCATATTACTTTTTCTATCATCCGTTTGAATAAGATTCAACATGTTTTCTTCAGTAAAATGCTTTTGTTTTTTATCTTTAAAATAATCTTCTAAAAGTTCTTGTCCTTTTAAATATCTATCATCATTTTTTGAATTACCTGCAAGTTCATCTTTAGTAAAGTATTTTTTAATTACTTCAGATGCTGCTTTATATTTTGCAAGTCCTGGACCGTCAGGTTTTTTGTTAAGTACATCGGCAAATGTAGATTTTGCAAGACGTTGCTCATCTACATACTCTCTAACCAATGGATTAGATACAAAGTAAATTGCTTCTTTTACAGGTACACCAGCTTTAATAAGATATAATAATGTTGGAGCAACCTCATAGTTACCCTGGATAAAGAAGATCCATGCATCTTTTTCAACGTCCACCCATCCATTGATCATCTGAGAAATAACATCTGATATTTTATTTGTTCCATCAACATCGTAAAGGTCTGACATAGAGATGACCTCTTTACCTCTTCTTTCCATCTTATTATGTCTCAGCCTCATGTTACTTTTTCTTGTTACTTCTTTTATTACATAAGTATCTGGCATATAAGCACCAATGGTATTCATGATAACATTAAATGTATTTTCAATTGCACCAAGACCTAGAGTTTTCTTACCTACAATATTAGATTCATGTTTGTATACGTTATACAATGATTCTAATACTCTTGTAGGACTGATCTCCCCAGTATCATCTGTCATTCTATTTTCTTTTGGATTATATTCCATTACGTCTGCAGATAATTTTTCTGCAATTTCTTTAAGAATGAAAGTACCATTTGGCATGATCAAAGAAGCATAGTTCTCAGGAAGTTCAAGAATATTTTTAATATCTTGAATTAGTTCATTTTCTAATCCTGCTTTCTGAGCTTTAACAGCATTTTCAAATTCATCAGTACCTCTAAGTTTTTTAATGTCATTGTTGTCTTTGTACTGTCTTTCAATAACTTTCCCATCTTCATCAAGTGTATTCATGAAGATTGTAAGTTTATCAATGTCAAAGTCACCACCAGACTTAGCAACTATCTCAGCAGGAGGAACAATAATATTACCGGCTTGTGGTGGTAAGAATTCAAATACCTCAGCAAATTCCATAGAGTTTAGACCCTGAACAGGAATCCTAACACCAACTAATGTTATTGCTTTTCTGTTAGCTTCATTATTAGCATCTAACCATTTGTCATCTTTAATCTTCTCATTTAATCTAGCTAAAGATTCATCCATATTTAAAACACCACTCTCATCATAAACACCAACAGTTTCATCATTATCATATTCTAGATTAAAAAGATTATAATAAGTCCCTTGCATTGCAATCATAACTTTTGCAGCTGCAGTATAACCATTTGACTTTCTATGATAAGTTGGAAGTGTATATGTTGTAGAAGCCCATTTTTTAATCTCATCTTTAGTTGCTTTTTTTAAGTCAGGTTTAGAAAATTGATTAGCAGTTAGTCCAACAGATACTTGTACAAGTGGTTCTCCGGCAACTTTCTGTTTAATAATTCTCTTATTAATCATAGATAATAATAACTTCTCTATTTTAGCAGCCTCTGGATGAAATGATAAGTCATGAACTAAGTCTCCACTATTATCATACACATCAATAAACTCAATAAGATTATCACTTAAAAGATCTTCTCTTTCAAGATTAGTTCTGATAATGTTTATTAGTTTAGCTGTACTTGATTTATCTTTTGCTTTATATTCTCCAGGGGATGTTTCTTCATATCCCATTTCTTCTAGAAGTTCCAACTTTAATAGCTCAGTATACTCTTCTACGTGGTCTATATATTTTTTAACTCTAGTATTTGTTATGTCTTTATATTTTGTAGACTTAATTGAACCTTGAGCATAAAGACCCTCTAAAATTAATTTTCTTAACTGAGTTGAGAAGATTGATTTTTGTTTATAGGTAGAGTTAATTTCTGTTTGGTTTTTTAAGAATTCAGCATAGACAATATTCTTAGTAAATTCTGCCTTTTTGTTTAGACTACCGTCTTCATTAAGCATGTTATCTCCATTTCCAATATGACTTACTTTTGATCCTGACTCAAATAAAACATAATCTACTTGATCTTTCATCATTTTTTCATGTAAATCATAAATTGGTGTACCAGATTTCCATACTCCAGGAATTAACGGAGCAAGTGAAAACTTATGGAATGAATTTACAGGAAGACCCTCTGATTGAATATTACCAAAGTACTGTAATTTATAAGGTGGAAAAAATTCTACTACATTTTCTGCAGTTATATTTTCTCCCATAGAAATTTTTCTATAAAGTAACTCTTGTTGATCACTCCAGTTACCTTCAGCTTTCTTAAGGATCCTGTAGTATTCCATAGTAATAAAACCCTGACCATCAGCAATCTTCATCTGAGGTTTGTTAGATCCAAAGTATTCTGATGCTGCTGTATCTGCAATTTGTTTTGCTTTCTTTCTATCTTTAGTTCTTTCATAGGTTGCTTCTTCAATGGCATCTCTGTATTCATTATACATTACAGAATTAAATGTCATTTCTTTCATGATAGCAGTTACAAGAGTACCATCATAGTTTCTAGTTTCATAACCTTGTCTATCAGCATAATAGTTTTTCAAAGAACTTAAATATATCTGAGCTCTTTTATCTGCACGGAATCCTCTACCTCCAGAACCTAAACCAGCATTTCTTTTATGGAATTCTTCTTTAGCATGATTATATTGTGCTAAGTCACCATATGCAAGTATTACTGTTTCCATCTTATGGATGAAAGAGTTATATGTATATGCTTTCATTAGTGCACGTTCTATATCTTTATCTGTAAGATCTTCATTTGTAACACGGATTCTTTCCATTAATCCATTATCTACATACTTAGCTTTTTGTAATCTAGCTAAGTTTTTATTAGTCTCAAGATTAAAATATTGAGCTACATCTTTTCTAATTCTGTTTCTTATTTCAGGATTGTTATCCAATTCTTTCATAAGATCAAAATCAGTTAATGGATTTTCTGAAGCTGCATCTAATATAGAATAAAGATCTGCTTGTAGATCCTGAGACAATATATCATCAAATGCTGTAAATGCTTGACCAGCCATTACAGGAGTTTTTTTATTGTCTTTTCTTTTTACTTTTCTATTGTAGCCGGCATAGTTTTTAAACTTATCAATTCCTTGTTGGAATCTAACTATTCTGTTTGCTTCTGCAGCAATATATCCTTCAACAATATCATACCCTTTTATTTCTCCATCAGCATACTCTAAGAAAGATTCAACATCTATATATAATTTAGAAGCTTTTTTACCATTGTATGTTTTAACTTCACCGTCAAGAGTCATACCCATAGATGTATTCTTAGAAGCATGTCTCATAAACTCTTCAACACCACTTAACAACATTGTATGAAACTCTTGCAAAAACTTACTTGTTGCATCCATAGCAGCTGTAGAAGTTCCACCTTCATTTCTTTTACTCACCATTTGAGTACCAGCCACATGTTGTAGTAGTATTTTAGTATCAGTAATTTTTTGACCATATGTATCTGACATAGGATCTAAATCAAAGATAGAGTTAAGTAGTTTTGAAAAAGGACTAAATGTATTATTCTTTTCATTTAGCCATCTCATATGTTGGAATCTACGTGCAGGATCCCCTTCATCAGTAGTTAGTTCTTCCCAAGACTCTGCATGATTAATTGCAGTTACAATTCTTGTAATAGTATTGTCTACCATATGTTCCCAAACTCTATTTCCTTCTGGAGTCTGAACACTAAAGTTAGAATAACTATCAGAGAATGCATTTTGTATCTCTGCAAGAGCTCTGATTCTACCTCTTACTTCTTCACTTTCTTCCTCATTATCTCTTAATGAAGTTGGAAGACCGTTGATAAAATATGTAAGTGGATCTCTTTTAAATTGAAATGCATCAGGAGATGTACTCTTATTTACTTTTTTGATTACTTCATACATTCTGTCTACACCAAATGTAGTTCCAAATGGTTCTGACGTACTGTTTATAATTGATCTTATAGCTGCACTAGATGGGTCTAGTACTATACCAATTGCTCTTAAAAATTCATCTGCTTTTTTATAATTAAATACACCATTTACTCCAAAGTCTTTTACAATCTTACCAGTGTTTAAAATGTTGTAACCTAGTTTTGAGTGTTTAGATACATATGGATTAACTGTAGAATCTGCAGTAGTAAAGTTATTTTTCCAGTCCTGGATTACTTGATACACATCAAAGTTTGCTTTTGCAACCCGTGCTTCAAATGCTCTTACAAGTACATCTTTAGATTTTATTTCTTCCTTATTTAAGTTTAATTGAATAAACGGCACCCTTGGTTTTTTAAAGTCTTGCCAGAAATTTGTTTCTGCTTCAAACTCTAAAGGATTATACATACCCATAGCACTTTCAATTGTAAAGAAAGGATTAGGTAATAAAGTCTGAAGTTGTTGTAGCTCAGGATAGTTTTCAGAATTTTCAAAAATTCTTACATACATATCTATTTCATCAAATGAACCCTCTAAAATTTTAGCAAGTCTATTCCACGTAATAGTTATATCTTGTAATTTAGGAAGACCAAACAAACCATCTCGATTATAAATGATCTCTCCATTTTCTCTAGTTACATCAAAGATACTTGCCAATAACATCATAGTTTCTTGACTAGCAAGTTCTTTAGATGAAACTGTATTACCTCCTTCATTTAATCTAAACAAATAACTCTTCTCAATATTACTTGGATCTTCGATCTCATCATATTCATCAGCAAGTACTTTGTATCTAGATTTTTCTAAATGATATGCAATAACATTATTCTTTTCTTTACCACTAAGTGAATCAGTAAGATTTCCAAAATTGTCTGTTATCTTAATTAATAATTCAAACTCTTTGCTAAATTGTGGATCAATAATAAGATCAATATTCTTTTCAGCTTCTTCAGCATATTTTATTCTTAGTCTTTCAAATCTGTCATAAATATCTTTGTAAAGATCTTTTTTGTTTTCCGGATCTTTTAAAAGTTTTAATGCTGCAGATGTAGTATTAAAGTCTCTGTTATAGTTTTGGAAAATAACAGCCATCATACTATCTATAGCATCTGCAATTTCTTTAGACTCTTCTAATGTAAAATTATCATTGATGACTTTGCTTCTATTTAGTTTCCCAAACATTACATTATCCATAGAAGGTTTTAGATTAGATAGAATCTCTGGATTTTCAGAGGCTCTGTATAGTTTGTCAAATAATTCTTTGACAGATTCAATATCTTGAAGTTTTGTTGCTACTTCTTTCTTAGTAGTTTTTCCAAAAAGCTTTTGTATAAACTGATAAATCTTATCAAAGATTTTACCTAAGAAACCACGAGTTGCTTTTTTACCTTTAGATTTTGCATACCCTCTAAACTCTTCAGCTAAATCTTCTTCTATATCAAAGAAACTTTTTCCTTTATATTTAGGAAGACTTTGTATTTCTTCATAAAGTTTTACTTTCTCATCTTTAGTAAGTAATAGTTGAGAGAATCCATGCCATGCTTCATGGTATAAATCTACAGATGTCCCACCATCAGCTTCATATAATGTAATACCATAACCTGACCATGTTGCAAATGCATCAGAGTTCACTACTTCAGTAATTCTTTCAAGAGAAATGAACTTACTTAATGGAGAATTATTCCACCATTTTTCTGCTGCAGCTCTATCTGATTTTGAAGTAAATACTTTATCAAGAAACTTATTACGGAGTTTATCTCTGTTAAGTTTATCTCTTTTATAAAAAGCCGAGTTAGAAGAACCATTAATAATATCATCTACTAATGTTATTCTAGTAGAAGGATTACTTTGTATATTAACTTCTTTAACTTCTGGTGCTGTTAATGGTTCTGGTTTTACTGTAGTCTTAGTATCAGCAGTAGCTTCTAATGCAATAGACCTAAACTCAGTTATTTGTTTTTCAGTTAACCCAACTGCTTCAGCTAAATCAGCAACCTTCATTCTAGTTTTATAACCTTCAACTTTTCCACCTGCATCTTTAATTTGTTTCTTCATAGAAATCTCATATGCAGACACTTCTTTTGATGCACCAGTAGTTACAGGTTTAGTTCTTGCTTGTTTTTTAGGAGCTTTTTTAGTTTCTTCTTTATCCTTTTTAGTTTTCTTTTCAGGTTCAGCTTTTGGTTTAGGTCTTCCTACAGGTATATATCCTTCATACTCAATTGTTCCTTCTGGGATAACATAATTAAGATATGCATTAATACCTTTTTCTTGTGCTAATACCTCATCTGTATATGTAATCTTTACATAAGGTTTAATTACATCAAAGTATTTTCTACTTGTACTAATAATCTTACCATCCTCAATTGTATAATCAGTGAATGTAGTGTTTCTATATTTATTATTGTATTGAACATTTGCTGGCCAATATCCATTAGAACCTTCTTCTTTACCTTTACTAACTTTCTTAGGTCTAGCTGCAAGTAAATGATTTAAAATCATTTGTTTACCTTCTTCAGTATAAAGAATAGCATCATCAATTTTTTTACCATTTATTTCTACAACTAATGTCTTTTGATTATTAATTGTCAATACTTTAGCTTGAATTCTATCACGGTTTGTATTAGATTTTTTTGCACGAGCATTATTAATAAAGATTTCAAAGTATGATTTTCTTTCATCTGGAGAAAGTTGTCTACCTTTTAACTCAACTGTGGTAGTTAAGATAGTAGCAATTTTATCTGCTAATTCAGGATCTATATCTGATCGTTGTAAAAATAACTGTTGACTAACTGTAAGACCACCGGCTTTTTGTTTGTTTACAATAATGTATTGTAGACCCTTTTTTTCACCAGTAGTAATTGGAGTATAACTTTTTAAATCAGTTTCAGTTACTCCAGCCTCTTCTAAAGTTACAGTTTTAACTGATGTTGTTGGAATACCAAATGTTCCTCCTGTAATAGGAAGAGTTAATTGTAGATTTTGTTCCGATGATTCTAGTAATGTTCTAAGTTGATATAAATCATTTAGTTCTTTTTCTTGACGGGCAGCAATATCTTTTACAAGTTGTTTAAACTGTGTTTCAGTAACTTCTCCTTTAGCTTCAACTATTTGATCTCTTTGTCTTTCAGCTATTTTAACTGGATCAACTAAATTATATAATCTGTTACTTCTATTAGAAAGCAGTAATTTACCATCTACAAGATTTACTCTACGTAAATATTGATACACTATCCTACCCTCAGATGGGTTATCAGTCAAAGAACCATCTGGTTTAAAGTATAAATTGTTACCTTTCTCATCAGTAAGAATTGCAATTACACCATTAGTATTTGGATATTTTTCTAAATGATCTCTATCATTTTGTACAAGAAGTTCTTTTGGAACACTTCTAGTTAACTGAGCAGTAAGTGCAATTGTTTTACCTTGATATTGTATATCTTCAGTACCAACTCTATCTTTAGATATTTGAGATATAGCTTTTATTACATCACTAAAAAGTATTTTTTCTGGATCAATTTTATTCCTGTCTTCTTCAGATACTTCTTCAGGATTTTCAGAGTAGGCAATTTGAATAGATGTAGTCCATGCACTAGTAACTTTAGCACCATTGTATTCATTATATGACCAAAGTGTTTCGTTATCAATATCAATCTTAGGTACAAAATCTTTTTTAGTTTTATTTGTATCTTTTATTTCAGAATCAATTTCGTCCTTGCTCTTTTTTTTAGTTGCAACAGTTTTACCAACTTCAGCAAGATCAGCAAACTGTTTTCTCATTTTTGCAAGACCAGTAAAGTCAAAATTATTATCAACTAAATAATCATTTACTTCTGTGTCTTGTGTTACTAAATGAAATACATCAGGAACAGCCTGTGCATATAACATAGCCTTTACTTGATCTTCAGAATTAAGTTTTACAACAGCATATGCTGATTGTACTAATTGATTTAAATCAACAGGAGGTAACGATGAGTCTTTTAATCTATCTGCTACTTCTCCATAAAGTGCTTCATAAAGATCTAATACTTGATCTTTATCTAGTTTACATGCCATTTTAACAAAATTTTGAGTTGTTTCCTAATTTATTCCATCTTGATTGACTATCTGATGTTTTTGCTTTTTCTTTAGCTTCAGCAATAGCATCTTGTCCATTTTTAATTAAATCATCAATAGTATCTTTTGACTCTTTAGAATCTTCTATATCTACTGGTGTTAATTCTACTTCTGGTTCTGGTTGTGTTGCTTCCATAGTTGTTTTTTCAAAATTTTCTGCAAAGAATGCGTCTGTAAATTCTTTAACTTCTCCGGTTTTAATATTCTTTAAAGTAACAGTACTTTGAGTTCCTGGAGGATAAGCAACTTCTTCTTCATATATATCAAAAATATCTACTACTTGTACTATTTCTCCAGAAATATCTGTAAAGATAGGATTTTTACTGATAAGATACTCTCCAATTTCTACATTTGAAACAGCATTAATTGTTTTTAATTCTTGCAATCTTTTCTTATATGATTTAGTAAGTTCAGTTGCATCCTCTCCTCTTTCTTGTGCCTCTAAAAATGCTTTTTGATAGATTAATTCTATAGTATTTAATTTAGCTATATTTTCTATAGTACCTATATCGTTTAACATAGCTTCACTAAGAGTACCTACTTCTTCAAATACTACTGGTTCATCAAAAACATCAGTTAAGATTTCTTCTCTTGCTTGTTTGACAAGGTCTTTAAGTTCCTCTCTTGTAGCTTGTCTAGGAACTCCTTCTGTTTTTCCTCTGGTAGTCCTTTCATTCTTAGGTACACTAGTCCCTTCCTGTACTCGTTGTCCTTCTGTAAAGATTTTTCTGACTTCTGCATAATTTTTAATTTTACGTTCTCTTGTTAATTTAATTAATGTTAGATCATTTTTTAATTCTAACAAAGCATTAATTTGATTTTGTATATCATCAACTAGATCACCTCTGTTTATAACAGTATAACCTAGTGCATATAATTTTTCAATAGATGTATCTATCCACTTGTTGATTTTTGGTTTAGCTTTAAACTTGTAATCAAAAGTACCATCAAATAACATATCTAATTCTGCAGGATAGTTTTCTGATAGTATTTCAGTAATAGTATCTGCAATAGCTGTACTCAATGATAAGTTACTAATAGATTTAAGATCTTGAGTTTCTTGAGCTTTTGTATTTTCTTTAGTTAATCTTTGAAAGTTATTAGGTAATCTGTTTAATGCAAATATATAATCATTAGCATTCTCACCATATAAATACATCTTCTTATTAGTTTCTGAAAGAAATGTCTTTTTACCAGTAAGAGTTCTTACTTGATTTTGTAAATCAGCAATACGTGTTATAATTGAATCTTGTTTATAATTCCGACTTACTGTTCCATCTGTTTCTTCTACAGCTTGATTATTACGTAACTTAGTAATCTTATCATTTATATCTTTGATTTCTTTGTTTAGTTTACTAATTGCTTGATCATTAATCATATAACTAAGAGTAGTTATATTTCCTGAAGCATCACGTAATACATCATATCTAACACCATTAATACTAGCTATTGTTTCTTCTTTATTAGAGAAAGATGCATTAATGACTTGGCCTTTAACAGTTGATAACTGACCTACTTTATCAATTGGTATTACAAGTTGAAGACCCACTTTATCAAAAGAAACATCTCCATTAGTAACTTTATTTAGATTTTCTTGTAATGGAAATATTTCTGTAATACCTTTATTAGATTCAATAGCATCAGATATTCTTTTGATATCTCTTTCTAATTCAGCAATAGATTCTTCTGAACCATATTGTTTTTCTATATCAAGATTGGCTTGTAATGTATCTAATGTAAGTTGTAATGTAGTTATATCATCATTTGTTATTACTTCAACACCAAATCCACCATCAGGCATTCTTACTAGTTTACCTGAACGACCATTATAGATTACAGCTTTGTTTAAGTTGTCTTTTAATGTGTTCATTGTAGGATCTGATTCAGGAAGACCTTCTTCAACTTTAGCTTCTACTTCTTCTCTTTTAATTGGAGCTTTGATCTCTGGAGTTATCTTTTGAATACCAAAGTTTTCTATCTCTGGTAAGTATTCTAAGTCAATAGTATCTTTACCATCTTCAAGAATCTCTGCTAAATCTATATCTTCTATATAACCTATCTTCTCTTTACTAAGCAACATATCAAATGGCATTAGTTTAAGATCAGGAGTAATAGCTGTATTATTATAAAACTGATATCCGTATATAGATTGTTGAGCTCTAAAGTATGTTGAACTTTCATATTTAGCATCTGGATTACCAAAGTCTTTCCAACCACTAACTAATTTACCTTTTCTTTCTTTAAGAGATTTAGTTTTAATATCTACAATAGCTACTGAACCATCTTCTCTAACAAGAAGTAAATCTACCTCACCTGTAACACCTTTACCATTTCTTAAAGACTTGTCAAATAATTTTACGTTTTCAGAAAGAATCATGTATGTTCCATCTACAATACCTAGTCTAAACTTAGTAATAATACCACCTGGACTTGTTGGAGTAACAGGAGAAAACAATTTGTCAAATGCTTTTCTAGACATTATATCTGATACCTTAATATCACGACCTTTAATTTGTACAGTAGAATCATGAGTAAACTCACTAAAGTTAGATGCTGTAGCTGCATTAGGAGTTAAGAATATTCTAATTAGTCCATCAACATAATCACCAGCATCTGCTGATTCTTTAAATGCATATTTACTTATAGTTTTTCTTAAGTCATCATATGTACCAACAGTCTTTAATGAATTTTCAACTGCCTCAAGTTTTTCAGGATATCTAAATTCTTTCCAACCTCTAAATGCTTCTCTCTTAAATGCATCCATGAATAGTCTAATACGATCTTCAGGGACAATTTCAGGATCTTTAAAAAACTGATTATACAATCTTTCAACAGGAGAAAGTGAAACATTCCCTTCTTCATCTACTTGAGGTTTAATTGGACTATACTCAAATGAATCTTTGTCCTTTAAACTATTCTCTATTTCTTCTGCTACTTGAGTAGTACGATCAGGAACAGGATCTCCAGGACCTCTGTCTTTAAAAGTTCTACCTATTACATTGCCGTCTTCATCAAGTAAATCAACAAGTTCACTTTGTTTGTTAATCACATACTCTTGAATAATGTCAATAGTTTGTTCTGCAATATTTCTTGGTGCAGCTACAGCTACTCTTGCATTAAGATATCCATTTAATGATTCTATATCATCATTAATATTTTGAATATCTTCAGGAGTTAACTGTATTAATTTTTTACTCTTAGGATCAGTATATTCTCCATTTTCTAAAAACTTTTTAAATCTATTTATTAAAGAAGCTATAGTATATGTAGTAGTTTGAGCATTAATTTTAAGATCAGGAATAAATTTTAATTGAGGTGGTTCAGCAAGTTTTCTTGCTTTTTCTAAAGCAATTTCTTTTGCTTGTTGATTAAACTTTGCAATCAAAGGTGTTTGTTGTTCCAACCAGTTTGTTCTTAATCTTTCATATTCAAGAGGATCTTTGGTTTTAATATCAATTGACTCACCTAATATATCTACTAAATACTGATCAAATAGATTTGTTATTTCTTCTTGATAAGGTAAATCAAAGTCTTCAAAATCAGTTTTAGTAGTATATTCATCTGGAGTATTTTCATCTACTCCTTTTTGTCTAAAAGTTTCTTTTACCTCAGAAATAAGAGCATCAAACTTATCATTGATAGCTTGAATTGCTTCTTGATATGCAAGGTATTCTTTGGTATTCTCTACATCTATTGTAGGTGCTGCAGGTGTTTTACTAAGTGTTTCATTTATTAAATTAAGTGCAGTAGCAACAGCCTCTCCATAGATTTGAGATTTTAATGCTGCATCAACATTATCAGCTATGTCTTCACTATCAAACTTTTTAATCAGTTCTCTGATTACTGCATTTTTTTCAGGATCATTTTCATAAATTTCAACTTGTTCTTGAAAGAACTCTTCTGGAGCTCTTTCTCCTTCTTTATCAAATATCCTCTCTACAACAGCTTCAGCTGCTGCTTGTACTTCAATATAATTATCTGACTGTAGTTTTTCTGCAGCATTTTCAAGAAACTTTTTTAAACTTTCTGCTTCTTTTCTATCTTCTTCACTAATTTCTTCTTCTGCAACTCTTGCTTCTTCTTGTGCTTCATATTCTTCTGGAGTAAATCCATATCTTTTCTTAAAAGCTTCAACATACTTATCAAATTCTTTTTGTAAAGCTATACCTCTATCATTTTCAAGATCCTCAATTTTTTTATCAAGTAATTGTTTCTGAGTTAAAGGATCACCTGCCGGTTTTTTTTCAGCAAGTTGTGCTGCTCTAAAAAAGATATCTAGTATGTCTTGATAAAGTACAGAACCTTTAGTAATAACTCTTTTATTTTTAACATCAAAAAATTCTTCAGGTAAGTATCTTTTATTTTCAACCCACTTAGCAAACTCCTCTAGATCAATGTATATACCTTGATCAGCTAATGTATTTAATAAAGTATTGTTCTCAATTGCTTCAATTTCTCCATTTACAATTTCCTTTATGGTTTCCTCTCTATTATCATAGAGGTCTTTCATAAACTTAAAGTTTCTCATCAAGTGTTCATAGAACTCTCTTGGATTTGCAAGTGTATTAACATATTGAATTAATCTTGCATTTTCATTTTTAAGAATATGTGTATCTAAAAGTTCATCAAATAGAACATCAATACCACCAACATTTTGTATTTCCTCCTCAAGTTTTAGTTTCTTTTCAGGAGTCTCAGCCATTCCATAAAGTAATTCAGAAAATGCTTCTTTATATTCTATGAACTCATTACTTTTACCTTGATCATAATCATCAACTACTTTATTAATTGCTTTTATAGTAGCCTGATTATCAGTAAGATCTGGATCTTCTTGTTTTATTTCATTAACAATATTGTCAAGGAAACTTTTGTTTACAAACAAATCTACAAGTTCCTCTTGTTTCTCTTGAAATTTTGAATACAATTCAGATAATCCTCTTTTTCTTGCAGCTTCAGTAAGTGCTTCTGTTGTTCCAAAACTTTCTAAACTTTCTACTTCTGTTTTAAGCATTTCAATTTCTTGAGACAGTCTGTTAGAATCAACTAACCCCACAAAGTCAGAGAAAGTAGAATTTTTTATTACAGATAAAGAAGAAAGATTTTGATACAGCTTACCTAATCTATTGACATTGTCATCATATGAGTTATGTAAGAAAACATAATTATATAAAGACTGATTATATGCTTTGTTATAAATTTCAGCTATCTTATACTCATCACTACCTTCTTCATAGTCATCAAGATTTGCCATGAATTTCATTTTGTCTTTTGCAGTGTTCCATCTATCACGGATTTTTTCTGCATTTTCTATTGCTTTGTCAAATCTTTCTAATGCTTTTACACCTTCACCTGGTTTTAAATTCCATGCTTGTTCAATATCTTCTGGAGTTGCTTGTTTATAACCCTTATAATGATTTAAGAACATATCAAATGTTCCTCTTTGTAATGAACCAAGTACAGCTGATTGGAAAGCAGCAAATTCAGTATCTTTTATTTCTTTTGTAGTATGACTATCTGGATCATCTACTACATTAGCAGCTAGTGCTTGATTAGCATAGTTATTAATTCTTGGATCAAAAAAATAATCACCACTTTTGTACATGGTGTTTAATTCATTTACTACATCATCAGCAACTTGTTCTCTACCTTTTATATATTCTTGATAACTTGCATCTTTTTTAAAGTAATCATTATACCCCATTGTTGCATAACTCTTAATTTTTCCAGGAGCTTGTAATATACTACCCATTAAAAAACCAGAAAGAAATGTTTCAAGACCTTGAGTGTTCCATTGTTTACTGATTGCACTACCTAATAAACCAGCACCGTATCTATAATTTCTTGCATCTTTATTTTTATAAGATTGAACATAATAATCTTGAACTGCTTCTTGTAATACATCTTGAGAAACTTCTTGACCACCTTCAACAACATTGGCTTTAAAATAGTTTAAACCTACTTTACCATATGTTGCTGGTTTTGCTAATGATTTAATTGCATTTCCAAAACTTATTTTTTGTTTTGCAAATACACCTTCTAAAGCTTTTTTACCAGGATCAAATAATATTTGATACTCTTTTCCAACATTACCAACAACTTTACCAAAAGCAAACTTAGGAACTCCTTTTAGAAAACTTGCATTTGTAATAGATGGGAATGCTATTTTATTACTAAGAAATATAAGGCCTGTGTTAAGAGTAGTATTTAACCATGCACCTTTAGATGCCTGTCTCATCATTGACTCTTGCTCTTCTAATGAAGGAGGTTTACCCCCATTCTTAGGATCAGCCATAAATTCATTATATAATTTATCATATCCTTGATATCTTGTAAAACCACCTTCAAGTTTACCTTCTGAAAGTGCTAGGTTCATAGACATCATATCATGCCAAAGTGCTCCTGCAGTAGCAGAACTTCTTGCAAGGTTTGTTATGTTATCAGTATTTTTTAATTGATGATATGCTTCAAATGTATTATGTAATGGATTTATAAAATTTCCAAAACTTGAGCCGGCAGATTTATATAGTTCTTTTGCTTTTGCTAAGTTGGAATAATTTTTTACACTAGAAAGTAACTTACCAGTTGCTTTTGTAGCATCTATTAATGACTTAGGTAAACTACCTAACTTTCTTGCAAATGCAGCACCTCCTTCTAATGCACCAGCAGTTGGATTACCACCACTAAACATTCCTCCAATTAGTGCTCCTTCTACAGCACCTTCAAGTAAGATACCCATAGAATAAGATGCAGAGTTAAGTAAGTTTACAGTAAACCCACCTAGACCACCTTTAGTTGATGCACCAATTGCATTATAATATTCATAGTCTCTTGCACTTTGTTCATCTGCATTGAAAAGACCATCACCATTCATTATACTTTGATATGATTTAATAGGATCCATAAATCCTTTAGAAACCATTGGCCAAAGAGAATTAGTTGACCATCTTTTTAAATCATCACCAAATGTAGTATTCTGATTAAACCAAGTTTCATTATCTATAAGTGGATGAAATCCAATTTTATTAAATGTTTCTTGACCATATCCTTTGTATCTATCTCTAAATGTACCTTTAGGAGATGTATCATATGCATAAGGTTCTGCATATGAACCTACGTCAGACATACCATTAATTTTAGCCATCCCTTTATCTAGGATTGCTTCAAAACTACCACCCATTGCACCACTTCTTTGTGCAGCTTTTACTTCTGAAGGAGGATAGTTAGGAGATACACCTGCAGTATTATCTTTTATATAATTAGTTGGGTTAACAAAGTTATCTTGCCAATTAACTTTTGGAGCCATAGGTTGTTCAATCCTTGCTGGATTTAACATATCACTTTTTGCTAGTAATTGATCAAAAGCAGATGGTTGACTTTCTAAATTTTCAGCACCACCTATTGTTTCTTCTGCCATTTTTATTTCTTATTATAGTTCCAAAAAGGATTATTAGGTCTTTGTCCGAGATTTTTAGTTGCCTTTTCTAATGTAGCAGGATCTCCAGATTGATGTATTCTTTTAAACATATCAAGATTTAATGGAATTGCACTTTGAATCATGTTAAAACTTTCTTGTTCTTTTAAATCAATAGTCTTTCCACTTTTTACATTTACATCCCACTGTCTAGTAAGGACATTTACCTCACCATTAGGTTTAAGTTCATTTAATTCAACTATACCAATATAGTCTCCAGAACCTGGTACTTTCTCAATTCTGTATCTACCGTTACCATTAGGATCCTCATATTTAATTGGTCCAACTCTTAATGCTGCTTCTGTAGGAGTAGCAAATTGCATGTTAAATAATCTATTACTTTCCCAAGTTTGTTTAGGAGCAATAAATGTAATACCTTTCTGATAAATATTATCTATTTTAGCTTTTATATCTAATTCTTTAACATCATCACCAGCCATACTTTTAATAACTTTTTCAATAACATCTCTTGGTGCCATTAATTTCATAGAACCTAGCTTTTCACTTTCCATTGACATAGATGTTGCACCTATAAAAAATGGTTCTAGTTTATCATCAGTATTTAATCTTCCTTGAAGTTCTCTTACAATTGCAAGTGCTTCAGATTTATCAATACCTGTTGGAGCTTCTACGTCTGCTGGTAATTGATTACCTTCCAATGTTATCCTATATTGATTTATATCTTGATCCCAAAGAGTTCCTAAAATTGTAGAGAACATACCTGATGCAGATTGATTTCCTGGATCCCAATTAACTCCTGGAGCAACTTTTATATTTGTTGTTTCAGTAGCAAGACCATATTGATTATCATCTCCTGACTTTTTAATATTAGGAAAATAAGGTGTTAAACCACCATTATCAGGATCTAAATTTGTAAGTTCATCAAAAGATTGATCAAATACATCAGCTACCCATGATGCTGAACCTTCTACAGTTTCTCTTCCGTCACCAAGAATTCTTGGTATATTAGTTAAAGGAAACACATAGTTATACCATTTAGCTTCTGAAGCTTGATTAGTACTTTTACCAATATTAAATCCAAGTATTGCTGACACCTGTCTATCTATTTCAGGAGCAATTTTGTTAAACTCTTCTGTATGACCTTTACCATCAAGAACATATCTATTAATCATTAAATTAACAGCTTGCTCTATTTTAGCATCTGTTACATTAGCATATGCTTTAGGATCTTTTTCTTTAACTTTCTTAACTATATAATTTAAGTCTTGTGAAAACTTAGCTTTAATATTGTCATAGTTTTTATTACGTGTTTCATTCAGTGCCATGTCAGCTCTTCCAAGTTGCTCTAATTGAATTAAAGATTGATTCTTACTAAAGTCTTGTGCTAATGATGTAGCAGAATGTGCACCAGCCCAGTTTTTCATAACCTCATGTAGATTATGAATTTGTCCTGAACTTGCTGTTCTCATTGTGAAACCATTAGGATCTTTTTTATAACTATTCCAAACATTATTCCATACTTGTTGAATTTGTTTTAAATTCTCTGGAGTACTTCCTTCTTTAAGAATTCTTTTAGCAGTAGGATCACTAGGATTAATTTTAGTTATCATTTTTGCTAATTGAGCTGCAGTAAATTGTGAACCTCCATTACTAGTAACACCTGCATGAATCATTTTCATTAAAGCATCAACACCACCAGCAGCATTATTTTTAATTAACTGTTCTCTTGCCATTTTTTGCAAAGCATCAAAAGTAAATTTACCTTCAGTATTTGTTCCATCTGGAGTTGTAAATGTGGAATTAAATCCATTTGCTTGAGGGTTAGTATTTAATTTACCATTCTCATCAAATGACCAGTAATTTCTACTCACATTATAATCAACAGCTTTTTGAAACATTGCATTCTCATGTCTCTGTTGTATCTCTGCTTGTCTATCTCTAGCTGATTGTGCTTGTCTTTGAGTAGCATGTTTATGTCTTAAGAACTCAAGACCAACAGGATTTGCTTTAACTATAAATTCACTATTTAGATCTGCATAATTATTTGCAGCACCTAGTATATCTTGTTCTGCTCTTATAGATGCAAATCCAGCATCAACTTTTAATCTTGCTAAGTCTAAATCAGATAGTATATCTTCATCATAACCTTTTTGTGTAGTAGTAGCTTGTTTATCATTAATTTGACTATTTACTTTTTCAGCATTGTCTGCTACAGCACTATTTACTGCTAAAAGACTTTGAAGTTGTTCTGCATAAGATTGTTGCTGAGGATTAACATTTCCTTTTTTAACATCTTCTTCTAATGAACCTTGTAAGTTTTTAGTAACACTTAACTCATCTTGAGCTTTAGCATTATTTTTTGAAGCATAATTTTTAATATAATCATACTTAGTTTTAATGTAATCTTTTTCTGCTTCAAGTACACTACCAAATTTATCTTTATTTTGATAAGCATAGTTCATCCTTTCTACAAAAGCAGCTTCTCTATACATGTCCTGTATTCCAGGATTATTTGCATATTCAGCTAAAAACATATTTTGTAATGTAGGAAGAATAAGTTCTCCATTCTTTTTTCTTACCATATATAATCCAGAAGAATCAGGTTTTTCCTCTATCTTTCCTACATTATATTTTTTAGCAAGATCAAAGTATGTTTGACCAGCATTGACAAAGGGTGTATATTCAGCATTTGCCATTCCTAATGTTTCTTCAAGATTTGCATCTTTAAACATTTGTCTTCTTAACTCAAGACCTTGAACACCTTCTTTCCACCACTGTTCTCTTTGTTTTTTATCTTGTGACTTTCTTAAACCTTCAGCATACTGATATGTATTTTTCCAGTTTTTAGTCCAAGCCATATCTTTCATAAGATACTGATCTTCATAAAATGGTCTAAATACTTGTGTTGCTTGATCTACATTCTGCTCTAGAGAAAGATCTAACCCAGATACTCTTTTAAGATTAAAGTCAATTTGTTTTAATAGTTCATCTTTCTTCTTGATATTCATATCATGAGTTAAATCAGCACCATATAATTGACCATAAAGATTATTTAATTGTTTCCAATTAGTATCATATTGACTTTGTTTAGCCTGTAATAGATTAGAATAGAAATTTAAATCCGGCTGAAACGGCTGATAATCTGGTATATAATCTGTGACTCCTTGTAAATACGTTGCCATAATTTATGTTTGTGTAAAACTATTAAAATTTTTTAAGTTTAATAAACTTGTAAAGTTTACATTATAAATGGTAGCCATGAATTAACATGTACATATCCTCCATCTTCATAAAAATCATCATCTGGATACATAGCCCCACCATATTGACCATACATAGTTTTAATCATGTTTGCATCTGCCCCATCACTGCTACTACTTGAACTTCCTTTATTATCCATCATTCTTTGAGCACATGCAGAAGGATTAGGATCTCCATTGTTTTTACACCACATGAACCACTCTTCTCTAGTTTTACCTGTAGTCTGTGTTGGGTTAGGAGTTCTTTCTGAAGGTCTATAATCCATTCTTCCACCTACTCCAGCAGATACAGCATAGTTAGGGAACATTTGATTAAGAGCATCTGTTTTCCATCTGTTAGTAATTGCATTAGTATAGTAGTTTCTTAACTGATTTCTCATTGCCAACTTAGCATTATCAAACTGTTGGTTAGCAACTGTATTCTGATCATAGACTCTTTGAGCAGTTGCTTGTTTTAACATACTCTCTTGATTTCTAATGTCATTTGCTTTCATTTCAAATTGATTTGCAACATTAACATTAGCATTATTATACTTAGCAAGTACATCAGCAGCATTCTTAGCAGCTTGACCTTGTATACCAGATGATCTTGCAGACAATGCTTGAGGTCCTGCAAACTGTGCCATACCTTGGGTTTGGATGTTTGCTTGTTCTGCATTAGCAGCAAGTTCTCTTGTAGGATCCATAAAAGTTGGTCTTGGTGTTCCAAGTTCAACTCCTGGTGCCCACGGCATATATTTTTTAATACCCATTAAGTCTCCAAATGCACCAGTAGTTTTAATAGTATCTTGTAACCACCATTCAGCAGGAGGTGCAGGAGTTTCAATAGTTTGTTCTTCTGTACAAGGAGGACAGTTACCATCTTTATCAGGAGTCATGTTTATTTCTGTTCCATCAGACTTTCTACATGGGCAATTCTTTGGTTTATCTTTTGGAACATCTGGAGGAGTACAACTACAATTTCCATTAGCATCTTTATACTGACCATAGTTAGGTTTATTAGGATCTGCACATTGACAATTTGGATCTACTTCGGGTGGTAAATCTTCAAATTCATAATTTCTTTTACCAACCATATATCTATGACCAGCACTTGTATCACCATAAGTTGTAAATCTACTATCTCCTTTTGAACTATTTGCAAAATCATACCAGTTATTATTAGCATAATTATATTTATCATCAAGAGGTGATATTTTATTACCAATTGTACCATATAAAGCACCCATTGAGGTTTCATCATTTGCTCCGGCATGTACTAAACTTACATTACCTAAAAAATTATCCATAGCATATTTAGCATCTGGATTAGAATCATAGTCACCTTTTTGAAAATTTTGATAAGACTTTGCATATGAATGCATTGTAGCTTGTTGTAAAACTCGATCTTTTCCTAAAGGATCTAAAGGAACTTTAAGTTTCTCTGACATCTTTGCTATACTTGTGTATCCCTTATCAGTTAATCTTTTTAATTCAGATTGGGCTTCTTTTAAAGTATAGGGTTTTCCTGTTTTAGGATTTATATATTTTTCAGATACAACTGTACTTGCTTTATCTAAAGCATCACCAACATCTGTAAATAATTGAGGATCTACTTCATTAGCTTCAAACATTAAATTTCTTTTTTGATGATTTAATGCTTGTTTTATAATTTCTTCGTCATCTGGTAAAGATCCATATTTTTTAGACCATGTGTTATTTGCATTTCTTTTACCACCTTTACCTGTCCAAGCATCAGGATTTTCAATTGCTTCTTTAGTATTTTTAATAATCTCAGCTTGAACTATAGGATTTTTTAAGTTATCTTCAATTAACATATACTGTGCAGCAACAGTTCTCCCTCTTGGTGTATCAGGAAAACCTTTTAAATCACTAATATCTTTACCTTCAGGAATAATAAATCCTGATGATTTTAACTTTGAAGTTATAACTTTACCTGATGCATCTTTACGTTTTACATTAATTTGTGGTTCTTTATAACCAGATGTTTTTGGATCTTTACCGGGATTTTTATCTTTCCAATCTTTAAGTGCTTTTTGTTGTTCATTCCAAATTGCTCTTTGTAGTTGTTCTTCTGTCATATTACTACCATCAACCACAATACCATTGTCTGCTCTTGTTAATGGAAACATAGGACCTGATCCAGGAATTCTTTTAGGTCTTCCCTGATAGTTTTGAGACATACCAGAACCCATAGACATTCCATATTCAGCTTGAGGTATGTCAAAAAAAGGCATATCATAACCACCCATAGTCATCCCATACATTGCCATTGGAGGAGCTTGTTGTTGCATCTGTTGTTGTTGCATCATCATTGCTTCTTCTTCTGACATAGGTTGTTCTTGCATCATTTGTTCTTGACCACCACCTTGAGCTTGACTTATTACTTGTTCTACAAGACCAGCAGCTTGTTGTGGATCTGCACCCAATTGAGCAAAGATTTCTACTATTGCTTGTGGAGGAACATTATTCTCTAATAAATTCATAACAACTTCAGAAGGGTCAGCACCTCTTTCTAAAGCAGATTGAACTTCTTGAACAATTTCCATCATCTCATCTCCTCCTCCTTGTTCTTGTTGAGGCTCCATCATTTCTTGTGGAACTTGTTCCATTCCCATTTGACCTCTTCTTAATCTTCTATGACCACCATACATCATCATTTCTTCTGGAGATGGAGGCATTTCACCTTGAGGTTCTTGTTGTGTAGGTTCAGCAACAGGATTTCCTTCATTCATGTCAACAGCCTCTTGAACTTGATTTTCATCTCCTCCTTCTTGTTGTTGCATTTGTTGCTTCAACTGTTCATTTAGACCTTGTATTTCTTTACTTGGTAATATATCTTGTTCTGTAAGACCTTTAGCTTCCATACAAGGTTTTGCTACGGCAGGAATTCCTTGAGGGAATCCTTTCATAGACTCTTGTGTAAGAGCAAGACAACCAAGTTTTATAACATACTTTTTGATCATCAACTCAGCAGTCTTTCTTTCTATTGCATCTGTATCAGGATCTTCTAAAAGTTTTCTATATTTCTGTACATCATATTGTTTAGCAAGTTCTGCAGGTGTAAAAGATTTATTTGCACCACCTTTACCAAACATAGTAAGTATCTCAGGATCTTTTATCCTCATAGCTCTGGTATCACTAAAGATAAAAGTATCTTCAGGAAGACTTAGAGGAACTCCACCTTGAGCATGTCTTGGTCCTTTGATGATTTTATGTTCTGGCATTCCATCACCATTGATGTCTCCATATACTGTTTCACCTCCCTCTGCTTCAAGATTTGCTTCTTCTCTAGGGACAGCGGTGATGTACTTACTTTCCTTAAGTTTTTCTTTACCTATATAAGCATTGTAGTCCATACCTCCCATTGCAGGTACATCATTAACTAATGCTCCTTGAACTTGGTATCCAGTTCTTGCTTTAGGTACTTTTTTAATTCTAACTTTTATCATTGGTATTGTTATAAATATTCAACTTGTCCTCCGGCTTGTAAAAATTGTTCTAATTCATCTGGAGTCATATATACTTCTTCGTCTTCTTCAAAGTATGGTTCTTCATAGAATCCACCCTCTTGCATGTATCCACCATATGCTGCATTAGCATAATTACCATAGGTAGCTCTACTACTTCTGTCTTGTCCTTCTTGATCATATCTTAACATACCAGATTTAGAACCAAAGTCTTGCCAGTCACCTCTGTCAGTTTCATTTGCAGATGCATATAAGTTCATTGGATCAACAGTATCTAATAAGAAATTTCTTTCTCTTCCTGCATTCTGCATTCTACTTAGTACTCCTAAACCACCTCTGATAGCTGCATTAGTAACATTTACTCCTGCTTCAGGATCTACATTTTGCATATCTTTTCTTTTGTTTTCAACACCTACATATTCATTTTCAGGTGCTTCTGGTTCTTTTTGTGGAATAATTTCTTGACCTTGTGCACCTAATGTATGTCCAGTATTTGCAGTCTCAGCATAAGAGCCCGTACCAAAATTAACATTAGCAAGAGGATTCTGTTGTGGTTTAGGAGCTGCAGAAGGACCTTTAGTACCAAACAAACTATTCTCAAATTGTTGTTGTTGTGAATAAGGTGCAAATGCAGACATGTTTTGACCAACACCAGTACTTAATCCACTACCTAATGCAAAAGGATCCCATCCACCAGCACCACCATAATCTTTTCTAGTAAGAAAGTTTTTTACTTTTTTACCTATGTTTCCATAAAATTTAGCAGTATTACCTAATGCAGAATCTTTAAGATTTTCATAAGCTTCATTAGTCTTATATCTTAAACCTTTACCTTGGTTATATCTCTCAGCTCTTATCTCTCTTCTCTTATCTTTTTCACTAGTGCTTTCCCACTCTTCATCTGAATAACCCATTCTCTTTTTAAGATCACTTTCTAACTGATCTCTACCACTTACTCTATCTTCTGAAGGATTATTAAACTGATTTTTATTCATGTTTCTATTGGAACCTCTTCTGTTTTGTTCCATCAGTTTTTCTAACTCTATAGGATTTATGCTACCAGAACCGCTGCCAGTATTGTAAATGTCTATCCATTTTTTAGGTCTACCTAAAATACCTTTTTTAGTTACGTATCTAGCAACAGGAGCTCCTGTTAATTGACCTTTATAAGGATCTTTACTTCCTAAATAATATGGTAAAGACATCTGTTTTGTCCATGAACCGGCATAACCAAATGGTGCATTCCAAGGTAACATAGTATTAAAGAATCCAGGACTTCTTCTTACTTGTCTTTGATTATATGTTACTTTAGATCTAGGAATACAAGATTGATATGTTTTACTCCATACTGTTCCTGGTCCACATTCAATTATATCTTGATCATCTTTCTTATCTTCATTTTCTTTAGGATTAGGATCAGGATCATTATTCTTAGCATTCTTCTGAAGACCATCAATATAGTCATAAATACCAGAAACATCAGCACCGTACTGTGCTTCTGGTAAACCATACTGTTCATAATATTCTGGTTCATCACCACCATATATAAACTTATATAAAGGTTCTTCAGCATCAGTATCTACAAACCCACCATGTTCAGCAACTGCAGGATAATCAACAAATGGAAAAAAATCTTTTTGTTGAAGTTGAGTTGGATAGTCTTCATAAAACTGTAAAAAATCTTGACCTTTTAATTCAGGTGTTAATGGTGAATCAATAAAGTCAGGAGATAGTTCAGGTAAAAATTGTGTACCTTTTTGATTATTTTTATTTACTGCATCTTCTGCTTGAAGTTGTGAAGGAATACTAGTACCTCTAAATCCAAAAGTATTTGGATCTATCATCATTGGCATAGTCATTCTATTCATCATATCATCATATTGAGGATATGTCATAACATGACCATATGGTGGTAAAGTTGTTCCCCTATCAAAAAAGTTAGATGCAATATTAGCTTTTGAAATATCTACACCTTTAGGTATCATTCTACGTAACTGTTTGTACAGTTTTTTATATTGTGCAGGAGTCATCATAGATTGATAACCTCTATACCAATTTGGTATACTATCTTCTTTAACACCACCATATTGTGCTGTTTGCATATTATCATTTTCTGCAAGATTTTCTTTTTGACCATCTTGCATTAACATGCTTAGAATCTGAGGATTACTCTGAGCATTTTTATATATCTCTTCTGTAAGAGCTACATTAGAATTATTTTTAAGTTTACTTTTAAATATATCTTTTCTAGCTTCTACATCATTAGTAAGAGTATCAAACCTTTTTCCTTTACCTAGTGAAGGATCTTTTGGATCTTTTTCCCCACCTTCTTGATACATTGAAGTAAACTTTTTAATAAACTGATTTTTTGAAATACCTCCTTTTTGATAAGGTGGTATATTAAAACCATCATCTAAAAGATTAAAAGGATCTTCAAAAGGTGTTTGCATCATTTTAAAATCTCTTGTTGCAAAAGGGACACCAAATTTATTATATTTTGTTATACCAGGGGTATTTAAAAATTGTTTTATTTCAAGAGGATCAGAATATCCAGTTACATATTTAAAGAAATCACGAAGAGGTTCAGAATCTAAGCGTTGTTGGTTAGTTTGAAAACCTGGACTGTACTGTAAAAATTGATCATTATTTTGAAAATCTATAAAATCTTGATCAAGTCTTAAATCATCTTCAAATGCTTTTCTTGCATCCATACCTTTTACATTATATTTAGGTATTGGAATGTCAGACATATTTTTTGGTATGGTTACTCCTTTTGGTGTAGGTTGTGCTTTTAAAGTTTTCATTGTTTTTGCAACACCTTTAATAATACGACCTTTTTGTGCTCTTGGTAATGCACCACCATATGCAAAATCATCTGCAGGAATACTGTTCTCCATATTTGGATTTACAACATTACTATCTTGATACCTGTAATAATTTTCTGCACTTGGATAAATTCCTTTTTGAATAAGAAATTGCATACTATCAGGCATAGTTAAAGATCTTGGATCAACTTGTTCAGTAAAAGGATTAGCTGTTGGATCTAAAGTTCTCCTACTACCTACATCAGTACCACAAGGACAGTTATCATACTTATCTTTCATTTGATAGTTTGGAGCAAGAGGATCTTCACATTGACATTTATTATAAGCATTATATCCTGTATAACCTAATGCACCTAGAGCACCAAGACCAAGTAATGTATTACGGCCAACTCTATATTTATAGTTCATTGCATTTGCAATATCTTTTGCATAAGATCCTTCAGTAGCAGGATCTATTACATTAGGTCCTAAAGCTTTATTAGTATATCCAAATACTGGATAGTCAACTTTTTGAATAGCATCAGCTCCTGTTCTAAAAGGAAGATTTAAACCAGTAAAACCAAATGTTTCTAATCCTCTACCAATCTTACCTCTTACACCCATGTCTGCAAAAGTCATAGGTTTTTCACCCATAGTTTCAGTAAGTCTTCCACCTTCGTATCCTGTTCTAAAACTAGGAAATGGTGTATTAGAATTTCTTAGTATTGGATCAGTAAGTGTTCTTGAAACAGTTGTTCCAAAAGGTCTTGCAACTTCAAATTTAGTTTGAGCACCTTGAGATAAAGGATTACCTAAAGAATCAAATACTTGTACTTGACCAGCCTCATCAGTCTTATAATAGAATCTATTTTTAAATGTAACTTCTTTAGCTTTAGAAGGTAAAGTACCAAATGGTAATTTTTCACCTGGAGTAAATGTTTTATTTAATTCAAAGAATTTAAAACCATTATCATCAACACCACTTACAATTTTAGAATCTAATGGATACAATCCACTTATTAATCCATCATTTTTTGCAACAGGATCAATATCCATAAATTGAAAAGCAGAACGTCCTCCATTTTCTATTTGATCAATAATATTAAATACATCATCTTGATACAACAATAATCTATCAGCAGATAAACTACCATCAGCTCCACCAGCATAACTACCAGTTTGACTAAATATACCTGTCTTAGGGGACTGACCCTGCATTACTTTAAACAACTCATCTCTATTTTGAGTAAAAGTAGTTGCTAATTTAGGTGCAAGTTTAGATCCAATTAATGGTAATTTAGTTACTGCTTCTCCTGTAAGAGTAGAAATAGGTATGTACTTACGTAAAGTACTTAAGTTAGTAAACGGTTGTCTTAAGATAGGAGGGTCTACTTTAAGTGCATCTGCAGCAGCTTTAGCAGCTTTAATAATAGTACCATACTGTGCTTGAGGTAAATAATTCTCTGGTTGATATGAATCTGCTACAGGTTGATAATCACCTAAATAAGCTGATATATCTGGAAATGCTTCTTGTCCTTGCATCCCTGGAGTAATAGCCATTAAATCTTCTATAGAGAAAGGTTTCTCCATTGTTGATTGTCCAGGATAATTATATTGATCAACTACATTTTCACGTGTATCAGATTCATCAGAATAATTTTCTTCATCTTGATACTCTGATTCATCATATACTTCTTCACTTTCTCCACCATCTTGCCAGTACCCACCATATCTAAATGCTTCTTGTTGCTCATACTGTTCATCTTCAAGATGGGATGTGTCATTGTTTAATGCTTCTTCATCATCATAATAACCTTCAGATGACTCAGCAAGTTGTTGTTGTTCTGCATCATCTGATGCTTGTTGTTCTTCTTGGGCAGAAGTATCTTCTTCTTGAGTTTCTTCTTCACTTTGAGATGTACTCTCACCCTCTAATTCAGATTCATCAAAATAACCTTCTTGAGATAACTGACCTAAAGCAGCTCTAAGAATACTTAATGAAGTATCCTGATCTAAAGCATATTCTGTAACAAGTTCATTATAAACTACATCAGGAGGAGTAGACTGTTTTAATGATATATATACATTCTCATATACCTTATTTAATCTTTGAGGATCCATACTTGGAGAACCAACTTGCATACCCATTTGAGCTTTTTGTAAAAACTTTGCAGTCTTATTATAGTAACCAGGTTTTTCACCTGGAAGAGCTTTTCTTATTCTTACTGATTTTTTCATAAGATGTGTTATATACTAATATACTAAATTTTAATTTAATCAATAAACTTATAAAGTTTATTCTTCTTCTACAATGTATCCTCCTTGAACATATTTGTCTATTTCCTTTTTGGTAAGTTTCATAGCAACACCTCCATTTTTATTTTTCCAACCTGGTTGAGATGTTATTTGATTCCATGCATCACTTCCTTTAAATGGTTTTTCTATATCACTTTTATAACGATTAAAATCTCTATTATAAAGTTTTTTATTTATTTCTTTTGCCCATTTACTAATTTGTTCTGGTGATGCATTTTTCCAATCTTCATATTTTACACCTAACATTCCTCTATATTCTCCAACCATATGATTATCATCTGCTAAATCTTTTTTAAAGTTTGTTAGTCTTTTAAATGAAGGTAAAATTTTATCATTAAGTGTATCAGCAAGAAAAGGATTTAATTTCCAACTATTAAGCATACCTTTATCTCTTACTGAATATTGCCAAGGTAAATTTTGTTGTAATAAAGCTTCTTGTTCTGGTGTTGTAAACTTACTTCTAAAATTTGGCATAGATGCATTAGGGTAAAGATTACTAAATAACTCTTCTCTACTGTTATCCCCACTAAATGCATTCATAATTCCCATAGCAGGATTTTCAGGATACATATCATCAAATGAATTTCTTGCTTTTTGCCATTCACTTTGTTGATTAACAAGGTTTATTAATTCAGATTCAGTAAAAAAATCATTTTTACCTGCTGCCCATTGAGGTCCATCAAATGCATTCATCATTTGATTTCTTACTTGCCATCCATCTGAAAAAGGTTTAAAATCAAAATCACCTAAATACTTTGTTAATTCAGTGGGAGATGCTAGACCTCTACCTATATAACTTGATATTCCTGGTAGGTTAGCAGGATCTCCTCCAGTATACTCATCAAAATCCCATATTAAATTTCTTCTAACACGTTCGTCTATTTCTGGTCCAGTTTCTTTTAAAAAGTCTATTTTTTTAGGAACATGAATATTTCCTGTTTTTATTCCTGTGTTAAAAATAGTACTGCTTGGTCTGTAAACTTCTCTACCAAATACTGTTGGAATTTTTCTTAGGGATCTAAAACCTCCAGGAGGCCAACCCATCTTAGCTTTTGGTAAATCACCACCTTCTTTAAATTTAATAGGATTAGTTTGATGTAGAATAAATGGTTTACCAAAAGTATCCATCAACTGAACTTGAGCATCTTTAAATAAAGCTTTTGCAGTACTATCTCCAGCATATCTTTTACCATAAGCACTAGGTCTAAAACTCCACAAATCTCTAGTTGTAAAATCATAATTACCATCAGGACCTTTTTTTAAAAATCCCATATGACCTCCAATATCATCTAGCGGCATTATGGGATTACCTCTTAGTATTAAATCTTTTGTATGCATAGGATCTACATTTGCTTGAAAAGGTATAACGTCATTACCATACTGATCAAACAAATATTTTAAATTATCTTTTGCAATTTCACTATATTTTGCATTACCTGCTTCTTCACCCAAATCTCTTTTTAAATCAAAAAGTAATCTAGTATTTTTTGATTGATCAAATATATTAAGATTTTGATCAAACCCACTCATAAGATCATCAATAACTTTATCTTTATTAAAACTAAAACCTGAAGCCTGTTTCATAAAATCTTGTATACCTAAGTTTTCACCATGTGGTATTTTAGAATATAATTCATATGCTTTTAATGGTCCATAATAATCTATTGCTTGGTTAAGTCCAGGATCTTTTTCAAAATCATACATTAATTCTTGCAATCCTTTTGTCTGACCTAACATATAATTTTTTACTAAATCTCTACCACCTTCTGTATATATTTTTTCAATTTCACTTCCAGGTCTTACTATAACTGTATTTTGACCTTTGTATGTTAAATCACCTTCTTTTGCAAGTAATGCTTTTGCAATTTCTCCAGGTTGTCTAAATGCACCTGAACTTAAACCTGCTACTTTTGAACCAGCAAGTTTAACAGGATAAGATAAAGGATTATAATGTGATCTTAAAAATTGTTTACCATATACTTCTACAGGTTCCAATAATTTTAAACTACTAACTATTTTACCTAATTGTGCTTTAGGAAGAGACCCTCCATTTTTATATTGATTACGAATGAGTTGTCCATCTTTATTCAATATATTATATTTAGGTATTTGTTGTGTTCCAAGTAAGTTAGGGCTATTAAAATTTAATTGATTTGCATTATTAAATGTTCTATTAAAATTAAATCCACTTGTTGCATCATTAAATCTATTAAAACCTTTTAAATACTTTGGTAAGCCTATAAGTGGTATAGCATTTAATCCACCTTCTAAACCTTCCCAAGCTGCATTTTTATAATCACCTTTTTTAATATAATCAGTTGCATTATCTAAATTTTTTCCAGCTTTTAAAGCATATCCTATATCACTAAAGGGATTAAATATACTACTTACTAAAGTTCCTGCTCCCTTTGTTAATCCTAAACCACTTCCTGATAATGCATTAAAACCTTTTGCAGCTCCAACTGATGTACCAATATCAACAATTTCATCACCTAATGCTCCTATAAAATTTCCTTTATCATATCCCTGTCTTAAATTACTACCTATTTTAAAAGGATTAAGAGCTTGAAGTGGTGTCAAATTTAAAACTGACATAGGATTAAATCCTTGTACTTTATCCATAGTACCTAAATTTATACCTTTTTCTTTTTCAAGCTTTAGTCTTGTATCATAATCAATATTCCAATTACCATGCATATCTTGTGTTGGGTGCATTGCATAATATGCTGCATGAAAAGGATGTCTAAGATAGTCAAATATTTTATTACCTGTTGTAAGTTCAGGTTTATAACTACCTTCTTTAAATGTATTTTGTCTTGCCTTTAAACTATTCATATAGCTATCATTAAGACGTTCTGAATATAAATCAGAATATGTTTTACCAGACTCATCATCTGTTAAATTAAAAACATCCCCCATAACCAAGTCTGGATATTTTTCAATATCTCTTAAAAAATTTATTTTTGCTTTAGGGTCAGCTCTAAGTTTATCAAATGCTTTTCCTAATAATTCTTTTTGATAAGATGTTCCTTGATTACTTAAATACTGACCAAATGCATCATTAAACTTTTTATCTTGTGCTCCTTGTCTTGCCGATTCAGCTCTTGATAAATTTATTGCTTTTTGTACACCTTGATTTTTTAATCTTTGTTGTGCCATCCTGTCATCATACCTACCTTGATTTTGATAATATTCATCTGATGCACCACTACTACCTATATTACTAAAATTTTTAATTGCTTCATCATATGCTTTTTGACCTTTTCTTTGTTTGTCAGAAATATATTTTAAATCACCTGCATGATATTTATTTTCCCATGCTGTTTTAGGATCTTCTGAATAAAATACATCTTCATCTTTTTTTGCAACATCAGGATCATACAACATAGACTCTAACATACTATTTGTATAGATATCAAAAGTGTCATCAATTATTTTTTGAGTAGATTTTTTAAATCTATTTGTTAATCCAGTTTGAGTACCTTCAGATTTAGGTATTGTTTTAATTGCATCTTCAACAGATATATTTTTATCAATGGCTGTTTTAATAATACGTTGTTGTAATCTTTGATTATAGATTTCATTAGCCGTACCTATCATATCACCTACCTGTTCCTTTACTTGTTCTGGATCTAATCCCCAAAAATTTTTAAATTGTTCTTCGTTAAAACCACTTTGTAAAATTCTATCTCTAACAATATCTTTTGGATACAGTTCATAAAAACCATCTTTTGTTTTATTAATTAAAAAGTTATTTTTAAATGCATCAATTTTAGCTTGTTGCAGTGGTTGTCCTGTTGTTTCATCAATAACTACATTACCTTCTTGATCAACTACATCTTGTAATTGATCTAGTTCTTCTGCAGAAAACTTTTTAAACGGTTGTATTTTATCACTTTTTTTAGATTTTTTAAAAGTATCATAGTACTTATTTGCATAATTATCATAGTCTTGTTCTTGTTGATTCCTAGCAGAAATATAACGACCTAACATTTTTGAAGCATATTCTGAATCTGCAAAAACATTTGATTTTTTAAAACCTTGTTCTACACGTCTATCAAAATTCTTTTGTTTCATCTCTGCAGTTCTAGCATCTAGAATACTAAGAATTTCATCTTCAGTTAAACAATTTCCTTCAAAGTTTTCTTTTCCTGGAGGGCATTCTATACCTTGTACAACATCACTTGACATTTGATTCCAGTAAGAAGGTTGATCAACACCTTGGACTTCTACCATAGGTAGGTCTTGTGAGATAGATTCTCCTACTTCATTAGAAAAGTTTCCTGCAGATCTTTTAGAAGTATTTGTTTTATTTCTTTTAAGTTTTTTACTCTTAGCAACATTATATTTTTTTTTCCAAAAAGATCCTCCATCTTGAGCTTGTGGTAAATTAGCAGGAATGCTTGTTATTCTATATTTAGCCATGACTATATTTGTTCAAATGTATAACCTAATTTTTCTAATTCTTGCATAGTAGTTTCATCTACTTCATCTCCAAGTTCATATTCAAAATCTCCACCTTCACTGTATTTTCTAGTTATTTTATAGTTAGGTAACATAAATTTATGGATACCTAAGTTATCTCCTGAAATTGGAGTGTATTGCCAGTCTGCTTTTTCAGAAAAACCTTTTTCAGCAATCATAGCATTTAACCTTCTTAACATCTCTTCACCAGTAGCTTTATCAAAATGACCAGCACCTATCCTACCTACAGAAGGTAATCCTTCAAATAATTTACTATGACGAGCTAAAGCATTCATATCAATCATATCATCAAATTGTATATCCCATTCTGGTCTACGACCCATGTTAGCTAACATGTTAAATGAATCTAAACTCAAACTATTCTTTTCTAAAATTGATGGATTCTTATATGGAAAAAACTTATTTGCATAATTAAATGCTAATCCAGCTTCTCTAGGTTTATTCATAAATACATTAAAAGAAAATAAGTTATCTTTTAAATTATCTGTATTTTGATGAAGTGCTAAACTACCTGAAGGTGTATAAATTCTAAATGGTCTGTAATCAATGTATTTATCAAGTTCACTTGGATCTAAAGTTTTTAATAAGTCTTCTGCTTCATGTAAGTTAACTTTATTTATTTTACTTTGAATAGCTGGTGTAACTAAATTTTGTAAATCAGCAACACGTTGTTGAGGTAGTGTAGATATATCTATATTACTTGCATTAAACAGTGCTGCCTGTTGAGCATCTAGTACAGCACGTTGATATTGTTCTCTTGCTAATCTTCTTGCAATATCTGCTGAATGTTGAGAAGTAACATGAGGGCCAAAATTATTTGATATATAATTAGTAAGAAATTTTTGATCTGGAGTTGGTGGAAATACTATATTCTTTGTACTTTTTATAATTTTACCCAATTGAGCTTTAGGTAATGAAGGTATAGAAATATCTTCTATGATATACCCTCCTTTAGCATACTGTTCTATTTCTTCTGGAGTAAGTTCTGTTTCAATATACTCACCACCTTCTTGCAACCATCTTGGATGACTTACTCTTTCTATTGGTTCACAAGGACAATCAGCACAATGTCTTTCTTCTCCTTCAGGACATTCTTTTTTAGGTTTTTCTATTACTTGTTTTATTTCATTTTCCTGAAATGCTCTTTTTTCATTATCTTCAATCTCTTGAATTTTTCTTGCTCTGTCATCTTTTTTAAACTTAATATCATCAAGTTCTTTTTTGACACCAACATTTGCATAAATAGTATTACCAAATTTAAGACCTGAATCTTGATCACTTCCACTAGCTGTTGCTGCATTACCATAATAATCAACCGCTCCAGAAGGAATAGTATAATCTTTCATTTTCTGACTTAGTTGACCTTTTTGAGGATCAAACTGTATTCCTGCATCACCATAAAAATAAGCACCTTTACCCATCAGTTTACCAAGAACTGATTTTCTTTCAGGCATATATTTACCATGAACTCTTGCACCATATGCTAAACCTCCTGAAGGACCTGCACCATCAGCTTTCATTTTACCATAACCACCTCTAATACCACCATATATATCTAAATGACCTATTGCATATCCAGGTTTAATTCTTTTATTTCCATAAGGTGTAAAAGGAAATCTAGCACCAGTTGTTGCTCCAGCATTAAGACCAGTATCAGGATTATAGTCAGCACCTATTTGAGCAAAAGGTCTAAAGACTCTATCTTGTGGTGAATTTTCAAAATCAAAACTTAAACCTGCAGAAGGAGTATAGTTACCTTCTTTCATTGCATTAGGATTAAGTCCGGCATATGCATTATATAACCAACCTCTTCCCTTTTCTTCATCAGCTCTTCTACTTTTACTTAATGAACCTTCTATACCAACAACAGGAGAAAAACCTGTACGGTATGAACCAAGCATATTTTTTTCATATGAATTAGTACCACCTGTAAAGTTATTCATGTATGTTGGATTAAAATATACATTAGCTCCTTTTTCAGTAAACATACCACCAAATTGGAAGTACTTTGAATTAGGATCATATATTTTATTCTTTCTAGATTTTGATTGAGCAAAGAATGGATGTTCTGCAAATAATCTATTTGTTGCTTCAAGACTTCTTGAGTATCCTTTAGAGTTTTTCTTTTTAGGAAGTTTAGGAGCAGATCCTCCTTTTCTACCCATAGGAATTTCTCTTATAACAGTTGCTCCTGGAATTTTATGTAAGCCTGTATTTTTTTGTACATTTTTAGTAACTCCATTATTAGCCCTCAATTGTAAATCATATACTATATTGTCTGTATCAATAGTGTCTGTTTCTACATCAATAAAAGGAAGATTTTTAAATGGTGAATAAGTTCTATAACCATCTTTCTGAGGAGTCATTCCTCCTTTTTGCATAAAGTCTTCAGGTTGTTCTAACTCAGGTTGTAATCTATAGTTAGTAGTAATTTCAGTACCGGCAGGTAAATCTCTAGCAGCTACTAAATATCTTTTATTTCCTTTAGATATGTTTACTGCAGTAGGACTATCTTCTGAGTGATTATGGTATTTACCTACTACAGGAGTAGCTTGATTATTAAGATGAGCTAAACCAATGATTTCTCCTTTTCTAATGGGTTGATCAATAAATAAACCTTTACCTTGTATATTAGATTTTTTTACACTCAACTTCTTATCTACAGAAGAACCTCCTTTTTTCATAGATAACATCTGTGCAGGATTATTTGAACCCACAATAATATCTTTCTTTTGAGTTGGAGCTTTTGCACTTCCTAACTTCTTAAGAGAATCTATAAGTACTTTTTTATTATACATCACCTAGGGGAAAATTGATTTTTACTATTTGACATTTTAACTATCATGTTTACATCATTACATTGTTCACGTCTTAAAGTTAAGAAATTTAAGTAATGCCTAAATTTCTTTCTTTGAAATTCTGACTTATTATAATCCATGTTAGCTGGATTAAGAATTCTAGTATATCCATCTGAAGATGTAATCCATGTATTTTCTGAAGAATAATTACCTTGTAGAATTGTAGTACCAGGTATTACTGGTCCAGTAGGTGGATAATCAGAACCTATTGGAAACTCATCTCTATCTTTTGTTATATCCCAGAATTGATTAAATCTATATTTTTGTTCTTCTTTAGAGAAAAGAATATCATAAGAAGCTAAGTTAGCACCTAACCTAGGGTATTGTAATGATTCATTTATATTGTTCTTAGGATACAAATTTAAATTAAGATATCCGGAAACTTGTTCTGAATTATATACTACAGCTTTATCAAAATTATAGTCAAGTACATGATGTTGATCTATACAACTATTTCCTTTTCTTCTGTAAGCTTCAAGTATATATTCAAATGATCTAGTAGTCATAACAGACTGACCAGTTACAATTGGAAACTCAATTTCAAATCCGTATTGCTGCCCATAGAAATTACAAAAACCATCACAGATAAAGTTATGTTTCCATATGCTATCTTTTTTACTGGTTAAGAAAATATCTTTAGTAGGTATAACTAAATCAGGATGCCAGTCATGAAAACTAATCCAATATTGTTGTTTAGGGTCATAGCTTAATGTCCATGATGAATCTTCAAATAAAAATGGATCACCTAAATTATATCTTGCATTTTGATTATTATCTAAAATAAAGTCATCACCAGAACCATCTGCATTAATAGGTCTATAAGTAACTCTATTTTTATATTGGTCTTTAAGTTTAAAATCTTTTTTTGTAAAATAAAGTATTGAACTTGAACTATCATAAATTGATTGACAACCAATACCTGCTACTGGATTATCTTGCCATGGGTAGTCAGGAAAATCTTGAGTAAGTTTGTATGGCATGTATAATATAAACCACCATTTTAATCCTGCTTGAGATATTTCTTGTAATCCTTGTCCATAAGTAAATACACGTCCTTGATTTTGAGACATATAGAATATTCCTACAGGAGTAGAAATAACTGATAATCTATTTTGTGAAGAACCATACTCATATGCTTTGTCTGCATTTGTAACAGCTTGTTGTGGTTGTGAAAATAAACCACCATCTCCAATTGTAATCTTAGTATTTAGATCTGTTTCAAGAGTATCAACACCCTGATACATTAATGGGCTTTCATTTTTAAATGTTATAAATAAACCACTTTTATTAATTGCTTTAACTCCAGAGATTTGGCCTTTAAATTCTTTATAATTATTAATTAAGTAAATAAACCAACTATCTTTTATTGCCTCATCTTGTTGAGGTAGTGAATAAATAATTCTATCAGGATAATACTTGTAACATAACTTAGCTACTTTAGGATCATAATATCTTGATTGAAGATTTCCAGAAGAAAAATATTGATTATATAATTTAGATACACTTAAAGAATAATCATATAGATATTCACTTAATCTACCCATGATGTTTGGATTCATATCAAACATAGCAGGATAATCTGTGTATCTATACGGATCATAATGTTTACCACCTTCTCTAGTACTTTGTTTTCTAAAGTCTACAAGTACTTCAGATTCAACAAAGAAATCTCTTATACCTGAATTTGCTAAATAAAAATATGCTTCTCTTACTGACCACAAACCTTTTTCTTGTTCAAAAAAACTTGTAAAAGGAAATATACCTGGAATACCACCTTTGGTATCATTTGTATAATTATATTTTCTAAGACCAAGTGAAAATGGTACAAAATAATCTAGATTATAAAATCTACCAGGAAAAGCTCCTGTACCTGGAACAGCAGGTGCACTAAAATTAAATAGTTCAGCTAAATCACTTACATCATAGTTTATACTATTTACTTTAAATCTAGCTTGAGGTATCATGCTTCTTAAATAATAGTTATATTCAAAACCATCAGGTTGTCCATATAACCAATCATAAAAGAACATCATGTTATTTTTTTCAGTGTAACGATTTATATAAGTATCCCCTCCAAAAAATAAAGGAGTTGATTTTATTGTTTTAAAAGTATAAAGTATATTATCTGTAGGACATGTCCAATCTGTTACTGACATCTTAGGTAATTGCTGTTCACATGGACTAATGGCAATTTGAAATTCAGTTCCTAATTGACCATATTGATTTCTAACTCTACCTTTTAATCCACCATAATGACTTGCAATTTGTAAACTAAATGGTTTAACTTTATCATTATTATCAAAGTCAGGAAGATTAGTACTACTAAGAAAAGCAGGGTCTGAGTTATTTTGTACAACAGTTCCAAGTGTTACTAATGATTTATCTTGAAAACCAGAAGTTATTAAATGAGGTCCTGTATTTATTCCATTAGGAAATGCTAGATTATAATAAGGTCCTGATTTTGTTCTAACTACTACTGCATCTGATCGTTTAAGATTATTAATACTATAGTTATAATATGTAAGTGATGTAGCATCTTGATACTTTGGTACATCTTGAATATTATCTCTCATATAAAAACTAGTCTCAATTTTAAATCTTGATAGTTCTGTAGAAGATATTCTAGTCATATTACTATAAAAACCATGTGACAACAATTGTAATCCATATTGTCTGTATGGTGTAAGAGCATAAAAAACTTTTAATGTTATATCTGCTCCTTCTGAAAAGTAAAATGCAAGTTGATTTAATGCTCCTAAAGATCTAGTAAAAGGATCTAAGTATGCCCATTTAGGAAACTCAATTGTTCCAGCAAGTGATAATAAATTTGGTATACCAGCATCTTCTGAAAAACCATTTACAACACCTATTAAACTACTCATTTGATTACTGTATGCTGTATTACTATATCCAAATGCAACAGCTGTAAGTGCATCAGTTAATGCATTACCACTAGAATAATATGAGTTTATAAAACTATTATAAGTAGTTATTTGATTACTTATACCAATTAGAGCATTATTTTGTGGAAGAGAATCCTCAATTTGTCCTCCTGTTCCAGGTGTACTATTACCTCCTGCAAATGTTCCTGAACCAGTTGGACCGAAACTAAGATTAATTGCACCAGTACCACCTGTTCCTCTAAGTTGTTCTGTATATGAATTTATAATTGGTTCATTTACTGTTCTTTTACCTAACATAGATATGATAGCTTCAGCTACACCTGCAATAATCATTGGAAGAACAACATAGTTAGAAAGCAACTTCCATTTAGGATGACCATTAGGTTCTTGGAATGCCATATCTGCATAACCACTTAATGTTCCATATAATTTAAACTCTGTAGTAGAAAGAAACGGAGTCCTGAACATTGTATCCGGAGAATGGAATGTAAATATATCTGTAGGTATATCTTGATTTACTACATCATTATTTGCATCATCATTTTTTATATAAGGATCATTGTATTGGTAATTATGATTCGATGGGGTATTACTATGTCCAATTGGTTTAATAGTATTATAAGGATAGTTAGCATATAACCCTGTTCTGTTTTGTGCTAATGATCCTCTTAATTTAAATGTTCTAAAGTTGTTAACCATTCCTTTAGCAATAATAGTCTTATTACCTTCTCTAGATCCTCTTAAAATTTCATAACCTACAATACCTGGGATATCATTTCCATCATTGTCTTTAGGTATTATTATATTTTCAAAATATACACCCATTAATCTTATACTAAACTCACTACCTGATGTTGCAGGATTGGGATTAGGTCTAAAATGTAATGCACTTGTAGAATTATCATTAGCAATAAAATTTTCTGGAAATTTATGATGCCTAATATTTTTTCCACAAAGATCATATGCACCACTTTTACCATCAAAACCAGTCCAACAATATGTACTTGGATTCCATATGTCAGGTCTATTGTCAGGATACTTTTCTGTAGATTGCCAATAACCCATTTCTCCAACAGCAAGTAATACACCACCATCATCCATAACCCATTGACCTAATGGATTTTGTGTAGCATTTGGTACTAGAGTTGGATATGATAACTGAGTAGCTGTGTTATATACTTCAAATACTTTGTCATCAGTTGCTAATTCATTTTTATCATGAACTATAGTAAAATCTGCATTTTCAGGTAATATGGAACCTCCTGGAATTTGAAAGTTTCTTGGTGCTCTACCTGGTATATGATATGAAGCAGACTTATCTCCTGTGTTGTATACCCATCTTATATAAAAAGTATAAACCTCATCTCTAAGATAATTAGTTTTATTACCACCATTGATATAATAATCAGCAGGATATTCAACACTAGCCCATCTTGCTTTAATCATATTTGCAAGTGGTTGATAGTTAAAATCAAATTTAGACTTTGGACCAACTCTTAAAAGATAACCATTAACATCAGTCATTTGATCAGATGTTTCAAATACAGGAGTTTGAATTGGTAATTGTTCTAATGGTATTTTTACATTACTAGGATTAATTTGATCTATAGCAATTATAGTAGTATTAGTAGAATAAAAACCCATTTGTGTTGCAACAGTTTGTTGATTTGTTGCTTCAACAAGTACTAAAACAAATTCATCAAAGTTTTCACTATCCGCATTAACTTCTAATGTTAATGAACCTTCTAAATCATTTACTGTATAAATAAATTGATAGTTACTTTGTGAAAAATAATCTGTTACTCTTTGACCTTTTATTGTATATGCAATAAGTGCAAAATAAGTTCCATTAGCAAGTGTACCTCCAGATTGCCCTAAAATTAAATTAAGACATGGTGTGTTCATTAGTCTAGCAAGTCTTGTTGCATCACAATCTAGTGAGTTTACATATGAAATAAATTCACATGGATCAGGTACTGTTACTCTTTCATTCCAAGAAACACCTGGCCAAAGAAAATCAATAACGGTTCCATTAGAATAATAGTTCATATCAGAACCACCTAACCATTGATAGTCTAATGTAGGCCATGTTTGTGGATCTCCAATATTTAAAGTTCTATCAGGATTAAATCCATCTGACCAATATACTTGCCATGAACAATCTTCTTTTTCTCTGGAAGCTCCTGATATAATATATCTTTTATCAAAGTTTAAACAAGGAGCTTGCACAATCTCTCTATATCTACATACATCTTCTTCAAGAAGACCTATTTCAGAAGTAATTCTTTGACCTGTAGTAGAATGACCAGCTGTAAGAATTATCCATTTATCTGAGTACAAATAAATAGCTCCAATGATATATTTATGAGTTGCTATTGGAGGCATTGTTTTACCAGCTTGAGCACACAGAATATTTGATGTTTCATTAGATAGTGTACCTACGTCACCTTCAATAGTATTGTTAACTACATTGATTGCATGTGTCCACATTCCTTCTTGTACAAATGAAGGATCAGAATCTTTATTCAATCCTTTAGTAAAAGAATTAGTAATAATCTTAGACGTATCTTGTAAACCTTGATCTTTTGCCATAACTAGATAATTCTATTGTTTGAAGAATATCTTCTTAAGTAAGGATTATTTGGAGAATGACTCATAAACATGTAATAGTACTTACCATACATAGCTTTTCTATTAGTCCACCAAATTTGTTCCATCTCTTTAAAGTTTGGTGTATTAACTAAACTAAGTGCATTAGTTCTTGCCTCTTTAAGTCTTGCTTCAATTAACTGCATTCTTTGTGAAACATCTTCACCATTTATAAATAAATTTTCAAAGATTCTTTGTTTTAATGCATATTCATAATACTCATTTAAAAGTTCATGATCAGGAACCATTAAGTTACCGTTATCATCAGACAAGTCACCTTGATAATTTAAATATACTTTACCACTTTCAAATGTTGTATTTAAAAATCCGTTTTTAATCCATCCTTCATCAGCTGTGTTATGATAAAGATTTGGACAGTCACATTCAATCTCTTGACTTGCTTTCATTCTTAACGGTTTAAGATAAGTAGAAACTCTTGTAAGACTAGGATTAATGACTTGTATTAGTTCCCATTTTTCACCCTTGCAGTTCATGAATACTCTTGGAGCAATACATGTATTACCGTAAGGATTATTAGGATCATATGCAGTGGGTATAGGATCTGTTATAGGGTGATTAAGTTCACAGGCTGCTGTATGATTACATGGATTTGAATTACATGTTCTACAGTTTACTGTTTCAGGAGCACATGTATTAACAGTACTTGGTGCTTCTCTATATGGTACTTCTTGAATATTAGTTCCTCCGGCCATACCATCATAACCAACAACTTCTTTAAACTCTCCACATATCATTGCAAAGTTAAATGTATAAAAGTCATCAGGAAGTTTTACCTTATGGTGACAAACATCTAACACAACTTCTTTAGTTTGATTTATTCTCAATCCTAATTGATAGTTAACCTTACGAGTTACTTTAATTAACTGTTGAGGCTCAATCATATTTTCAAGAGCAAATGTATTTAAGTCAATAGTAACATCTTCCAGCAACTGGTCAAATGTTCTATATTTTAGTGTGTAATTAAAGTCCATTATCTAAGTGCATTTTGACTATCATCAGGTCCATCAGTTGGTACCTGCATAGCCATGGTTAATTCTTTTACTACAAATTGCTCTATTTCAGAAAATAAATATTCTGGAAAAGGTAAAGGATCATCTTGTCTTATTTGACATGCATCAGTATCACAAGATTCTATAGCACCTTCAAAAACAGCTTCTACTCTAATTGCATCCCAATCTATATTAGGACAATATAAGTAACCATTAAGATACCAGAAGTAAGGTCTCTTATTATACTTAAATGTTGTCGACTTAGTTATAGAAACCCAAGTACCAGGATCTGTCCTAAACATTTCTATACCACCATCTATAGAAGATACTGTACGTATGATAGGTCCCATAGCTCCATCAAATATAGTTGGTAGTTTATCTTTAGATCTTTTAAAGTAACATCCTGAATATACACCAATACAACCAGCCTCTACTTTATCTACATCAATAAGTTCAACATACGGAAGCACTTTAAAAATAGAACTTATCTTCATCAATCTAAATTGATTGTCTTCTCTCTTAAGAAGAGTTTGACCATACTTTGTTAAAGAATAGTATATAGTCCTATCTGTAAGAAAAGGATCCTCCTTAACAGCTTTAAGGGTATTCCTTACTCTTGATATTGCTTCACCAATTGTTGTCATATGTCAAATTCATTATAGCTTTTTAAAGCAACTTTATTTACTCTGTTTAAGTAGTCTTTGTACATAGCACTATTATATACTTTATCAATTTTTGATCCGGGTAACACTTGAACATACATATTCCAATTTTCTGGATATAGTTTTGCAACGGTTCTTTTAAATTCTCTAGATGCAGTAAAACCCCAAAATTCTCTATTCTTAATTTTGTGTTTTGGTGCATAGTTACTAAAGAATATTTTAGCTAACTTACCATCAGTTTCCCAATTGTTATTAGTTACAGTAACACCATATTTATTAGACTTAGCATAGTCAACATTATCTTTTTTGCTTCTTTGACATGTTCCTATAAATAGCCAACCTATTTGTTCTGGTAACTGAACACCATCTCTAGTATCAATAACTGTTTGATATAATACTTGATTAAATCTTTTAATTATCTTTCTAAGTATTTTATTATCAATATCCTTATATCTAGGATGTGTTTTTTTAAAATTATCAAAGAACTCTTTGTTCAAAATAGTGCTAACTTCTGGTCTATACCTAGAAGCTTTTACATCAGGTTTTTTAAATTCCTTCATATTAATATACTAAAAATAAATGACATTAACAAATGTAATTAAAAAACAAAACCCCCACAAGTGTGAGGGTTATGCCTTGTTGTCACAGAAACCAACAACCTGTAACTTCTTTTTATCCAATAACTGTAACACGTACTGGTTCACCACTCCATGATCCAGTTGGAAAATCATTTATAGTAATATTATCATTATCAACAACTACCCAATTATAATCTACTCCTGGATTTATTGCAAATCCACTACTAACTAATGTCACCGATAAAATTACATGTGGTGTGTTTAAAGCATGATTAATACCAATACTACCTCCACCACTAATTGTAGGTGTTGTCTCAATATACTTTCCAACACCACCTCCACCAGAACCAGTGATAGTTAATGTATCTCCTGCAATAGAAGTAGTAATACCTCCGGCTCCAACTACTGTTAGTGTGTCTGTAGATGTATTTGCTGTAGTACTTCCTGTTGTAGCAGTAAATGTAGTAAATACATTTTGTACAATGTTAGGTGCTGTATTTGTAATTGAAATATCAGTAGCTGTTGATACTAATGAAATACCTGTATTAGCTTTTAATCCTTTAGTTGCCAAAGCTGGACCAACTCCATCATTAACTAATGATTCTGTAGCAACACCTGCTGATGTCAATGTAACAGCAGAACCCGGATCAGTATTTGCAATTGTAAAGTTAGGATATGTACCAGTAACATCAATACCAGCTCCTTCATTTAAAACTACAGTTTGATCAGGAGCATCATTAGTAATTCTAATTGCTTCTGTACCAGATACAGTACTTGCATTAAGAACAATACCTGTTCCTGCTACAACATTTAGTGTATCAGCAGGACCTTGTGCAGTTTGAATATCTGTTGAATTATTGTCAGTACCCCATACATATGATGGAGAATCTGGAAATATCTGAACATTTAGATAATCATTCGGGGGAGTAACACTAACTGCTACTACAGAAGCACCAGTAACATGACCAAATGTATCAAATGAAAAAGCAATATCTTGAATAAAAGTATTACCAGAATTATCACTATTTAAGTTATTTACAGCAGATGTATCTTGATGAGATATTGTTACTGTTCCTGTAATAGCATTTGTAGCTACTGCAATTCCAGGTCCTGCTAATATTGATGCAAAAAGATCATTTTGAAATGCATTAGCAAAGTAAACATCTAATTGAGCAATATCAACAGATACTGTAAAAGTAGTAACATTACCTATTGTATTAGGTACAACATCAATATAAGTTGATCCTACAACTTGAGTAACAGGAGCTACAGTATTACAGATATAGTTTACTAATTTAGTAATTACTGTATCTAAGTAGTCATATCTTTTAATTACTGTATCTGTATTACAAGTTATATCGGTACCTGTATATACAATACAAGATGCATTAAATACTTCTGAACATGCAGGTGGACAAGGTGCAGTTACAGTGTAACTATTTGTACAGCCGCAGTTTTGATTACATGTGTGAGTTGCCATTTTTTTTTATTTTAAATTAAACATATATACAATTATTATTTACTATGGAATAATTTTATCCCATATGAAATGAACATCTTTTGCTTTACAACCATTTGCATCAGTTACAACTAATTTTAATAAACCTCCTACAGAAGTGTCTATTGAATTATTTATAGAAAGAGTCCATAGTGCATCGTTAATTGTATAAGATATTCTTTCAGGAAAATCAACTATAGGTTCCAATAGTAACATAGAATTATTTGGTGCCTGACTTATTAATTCTCCAACATCATTTTTTATTGAACTAGCAAAAGACCAATTATAAGTATAAGGTTCTATTCCACCTGTTACACTTGCCTCAAAATAGTTATTATTATCTGATCTAATAATTTCTACATATAATGGACAAACTTGAGTAATCTCTTGAGTTCTTAACATTAATGGTTCAGGAGGTAGTTCAATACTAATACATCCATTTTCACTCACACTTATATCTAATGAACATGACGTTAATGAATTTAGTGCTAATGTTTGTGTAGTAGGGTTCCATGAATTTATTAATGATGCACAATCACAAGGTCCACTTCCTAATATGTTATCTAAGTCAGTTGCAAATTCTTCTTCTGTAAACTCAATGATACAACCTCCTCCAGTTGTTGTTTTATTAAGTACAGGAGTCCAATTATAATTCCATAGTCCTTTATTTGCTGTTACATATACATTACTAATAGGATATGTCATTCCACTAAAAGTAGCATCAAAATTTGAACCCAGTGCTGTAGATAAACCACTTGAAGTTATTGGGCCATTTGTTGTTGCTGCATATGCATGTAATAAAAAATTTCTTGATGTGTTATCAAAACTATTAGCTGGATATATTACACCTCTAAAAAAGTCCCAATGATTATTATAATCAAATACAAATTCAGCATGATCTGTTGTCCACCCTGATGTTGGTTGCAATTGATTTAAAGTTAGTGAAGGTGGATTATTTTGTCCATGGTAAGTTTGAGCAGCTACTGATCCATTATTTGCTTCATTTACAAATGATATAAATAAAATACTAGTAGGTGGTGCCCAACTTAGAGTATTCCAATTAGGTGGAACTACAGCTCCAACAGTAGTTGCTGTTAAAGGATTTAACCAATTAAATCCAACAGGTGTAGTTATAGCTGATAAATTACCATTTTTAATTATTCTTGGAAATTTTAAATATGTCTCAGGAAGTGAAATTTCAAAAATATATAAATTACCAGTATAACTTGGATTTGCTGTTTGATAATTTGTATACCAGTTATAAACTGCTGTACATAAAACTTCTTTATTTGCAAGAAAACTACCGGGACATGTATCTTCAGAATAAGGACCTGAAGAAATATCAATATGAACATATATGTCAGCATCATTTGCTATACCTTCATTGCATGGACATGGTTCTTCAATTGTTAAACTAGGTCCAGGAGTTAAAGTAGATACAAAGTTATATATGTCACATAATGCAATCCATAAGTTTGTAATAGTATCAGCTACTGTTGCAGGGGAATCAACCCAACTAGCATATACAGTTCCAAATGGATTTGGTGGATCTGTTAATGTTATAGTTGAAGATGTTATACATGCACCTGCTACAGCAGAAACTAAATCTGCAGGTAAACCAGTAGAACCAACTAATGCACAGTAACCTATTATTGGATCATTGAGCAATGTGTTTAAAACAATATCAATTGTTGCTGATTCTGGTATTCCAGAAATATAACTTTGTAAACATCCTGTATCTATACTAGGTAATGTAAAAGTTGGAGGAGGTGTATTCTCCAATACAGTTACTCTAATATCTAAATTATTTATTTGAGTTTGTAAATTATCAATTGCCTCAATTAAACTACAAATTTTATTTGCAATCATTTGTACATAATCAATTAACTGCATTGTAGTTTGACCATTTTCTACAAAACATGGAGCAACTGATACAACACAATCAGGACATGCTGATGCACTTAGTAACTGACCTGGAGATTCAACATTATTTAATTCACAAATTCTATCTATAAGTAATTGAATAAGAGCTTGAAAATCTTTTGGACCACAAGCTGTTATTCCAAGACATGTAAGATCATAGTTTGTTACATTAGTTTGATCTAACAAAGTACAAAGCTCTGTTGCCATTTTAGCTACTACATCAGATATAGTATCTCCATTGCATAATCCAATACAATCTAATGTAGGTCCTTGCCATACCACACAATTAGATGATATTGGTGAACAAGGTCTGTTATCTAAATTTAAAGGCTTCATATTTTTATCTTATTATAATATACAAATTATTTTTTACAATTGCAAGTAGAACATGTTTTTCCTGAATTACAAGGGCATGGGCAACTTGGACAATTATAGTTTGGATCTTTTAAAGCTTGTAAATCTATTAACTCTTTTTGTACTAACCATTTGTCATCTTCATCAGGACAACAGTTAGTTATACCGTATCTTTTTTCAAGAACTACTTTATACATTATATCTGCAAACCTACATGTTATCTCATCATACTTATTAGGTGTACATACAGGAGTATTGTAGCCAGGTCTTACAGTTCTGTTATTTTTAAATACAGGTTGTGGACATACTCCATTTTGACAATTACCAAAGTATTCTGGGTAGAGAAACTGACCATCAGGTAAATTAGGAAATATCCATTTTTTTAAACAAATTTTTTCAGATGTTTCTCCTACCTCCAATGTTATTTCTTGTGTTTCATCTTCACAATCAATGTATTCAACTGTTTGTTCAGTTAATGTAAGATTAGTTATTTTAGAACATACACATGGTAAATCAATACCACATTCTGGGCAACCTTCATAAGAATTAACTACTACAACATTAGATAACTCAGTAAATGTTCTAGTTGTAGTTACTTCCCAACATGTATCACAATTCTCTATTTTAATAACACCCCCTACATAGTCAGATAAATCTGTTGTAGTTACTATATCACCAACTTCACCAGCACAATCTGTCAGTAAATAAAATGTAGATAAACAGTTATTACATGTTTTAAAAGTATTATCAATTATAACTAATGTTTCAGATGGTGGTACATAATTAATTTGTTGTACAGTAAAACATCCACAATCAGTTTCTACAACTTGATTTACATATGCTGATAAATCTTGAGTAGTATATTGTACTTCATATATCTTTTCACAATTCTGAAGTTTATAAGCTACATATGGTTCACAAGTCTCACAAGAAGTAAACTCTTGAAGTATAGTAATATCTACAGGACATTCACAAGGACCCGGACATTTTTCAGTTTGAACATTTATCCATGGAACTCCTTCTTGAATTACCCAACCTGTTGGACTACCATCACTAATTGATTCTGGACAATCACTGTTAACTTTACTTTCTGCATAAGTCTGACCTGGATTTCCACAACAGTCATTAATTGAAATTAACCATTCTGAATTAGGATTTATATCATTATTCCAAATAAAAAATTCATCTGTACCAATTGTAAATTTCCATGTGCCCCAACCATTATAAGTCCCTACAGTAGTTGCTGTATATTCAGTTACTCCAGATCTATCTTCTATAGTTACAGTAATACAATCACAATCTGTTGATGTACTTTCATCTACATTCCAACAACCTTCATATCCTAATAATGAAACTACAGAATTTGTATTTACATATTGAGATAAAGTCTGAAGAGTAGAATATATAACTTCTTCTGTGTCACAGTTTGTAAGTTTATAACAAACAGTAGGACATAAACCGTCTATACATTCTTCACCTTGAATTATTTGAAATTGACCAGGTGTACCAGAAAAAATAGGATAGATTCTTGAACAAAACTTTTTTATTGTAGAATCCTTAACTACTTCATTATCACAATTAACATATAATAATGATTTTAAAGTACCAACAATCTCGTAACATAAACAAGGACAAGGTGTTGGAGGAGTATCAGAAATACCAAAGTCATTAAAAGGATTATTACAAGGTCCTGTATTTTCTAGTAGTAACCAGGTTGATAATTCACCATCTATAGAAATTACTACATAGTCACCTACAGTAGCTTGAGTTTCTAAAAATGGATTTGTACTAGGAAATGATATACCATCACAATTAACTAGTGTATAACACTTTGGTTGACAGTCACATATTTCTTGGTATTCAGGATCTGTACACTTTGCTTCAGGATCTGTTGTAATTACTGTAAAATAAGCTAAAGAAGGGGCAGGTCCTAAACCAACCCAATTTGAACCTAAATAAGTATTTACTATATAACAACTATCTGAAAAGCCTGGAAATAATGTAGTAGGTTTTACAAGTGTACCATAATCTGTTGTACCATCATATATAAATTCTAAGAACTCAGTATCATCACAACAGCTTGTGAATCTTATTATTTCACGGTCAAACAGTGGTTCACATGCAATACATTGTTCATCAGAACAATTAGAAACAAGTGTAAAATCATTATAACTTGGTGCTTCAGGATAGGAAACAAAATTAGTACCAGCTCCTTGTATTGTATAACACTGACCATTTTCAAATGATACACCATTAATAACAGTATTTGTTCCATTGTATACATATACACCATTGGGTACTGGACCATCAGGTATATGAAAGTTTGTTATTTGAGTACCTGACTCAGGACAACATGGTATAATATTATATCTAGGAACTCCGGCCATTTTATTTGATAAATTTACTTAAGTTTTTATATCTATCCTTCCCCCAAACATTAGCATCAACTTGTTTTGCTGGTTCTACTTTTTGAGGTTTTAAACTTCTTTCATAGGAAGAGGAGCAATTAGTACATACTTTTCTACCATTAGATGCTGTTCTCATCTGACATCCACAGGATAATTTTTTATTACAATTAGGACAAGTACTCATTTTTGTTGGTTTTTAAAAGTTAACAATTTCTACATTCAAATTTATTTAAAAGTTTGACAGCATAATTAAATAATGTCATACCTTCTTGGTTTTCATGACATGTTTCTACTTTTGCTTTTGCTGCTTCTAAATACATTTTAATTAAATGAAGATCTCTCAGCTTCTGCTTAATCTTTGCTGGAGGATCACAATCTGAGATACTCAAAGTACAAAGTATTTTTTCATATCTATTTAGAGCACAAGTTATTCTAAGATGATTATAACTTACATATACTTGACACTCTGGATCTACAATATATTTAATACCATAAATACCATCTGGCAAATTAACATAAGATGTACCACAGTTTTCTGTTTGTAATCCTAAATCACATGCTGTAAGTGTAGGAGTAGAATCAGGTGTAAATGCTAATTCTGCAGTATATGTAAACCCAGGAATAACTACTTCCAATCTTGGATTATGCAAACCTACTAATGGTGAATATACACTGGTATCAAATATCTTAAGTACACAAGGATTTGATACAGTAGGAATTTCTAAACTTAAAACATGATTTGCCATATGTATTATAATAAAAAAGGAGAGGAAGAGGTTATACTCTCACTCTCCTTTTATGAGTTTTTAAAACTTTAATTAATCCTCGTCACCAGGGAAAGGTACAATTGGAGCTTCACAATTGCTACCAGTAACAGTTGGTTTTGCACTACATGTAGTACATGTATCTAACCAATCATTAATTGCATTCCAAACCCCAGTTGGGCTATTGATATCACCTTGATCAACAATAATCTCTACTAAGTATTGATCATTGTCAAATGTACCAGATGGGTTATAGAAACGTGGAACATTATGTAGTAAATAAATTCTATCATAAAGTTGATTTCTATTAATAAATCCATTACATCCTACAATTGCATCACCTTGAGTAATCTCACGAATCCTGAAATCACTATGGAAGAAACTTTGTCTGTAAGATTCTGACAAGATGAAATCTCTTGCTACAGTTTCCCCAACTCCATTAGCTTGTAAACCATAACATTCTACACCTACACAAAGTGTTTGGAACTCACATGGAGCACCTGTTAAATCTGTTTCAGAAGCATAGATTCTTACTGGCTCTAATTCATAGAAATCAGAAACTTGGAATGTACAGTTACCAAACTTAGTCTCTTCATAAGCACCAGTTAAAGTAAATCCTGCACACATATCTACTGTATAAGCTTCTTCTGTCCAATCAGAGTAGTTAGCATAAGTTACACCAGGACCAGCTGGTGGTAATGTTGCTGTATTAACTGTATCTGGATAGTAATAAGTCCAATCTCCTGTATTGTCATCATAAAATGTTACAATTGGATATACAAAAGGATTGATGATTGGAGAATTTAAAATTTGATTTGCCCAAGCAAAATATACTTTTCTAGGATCTACAGGTACCGGTGCAATCAACGGATCATCTGGAGAATCTGGACAACATCCAGTATATGCTTCAAGAGTTAAGTAAGCATTGTGATCTAATAATCTTAATGCTGGAGAACCTTTAACATCTAAACGTAAATAGTAAGTTTCACCACATAAAAATTCTTTACAACAAGTACCTGCTGTTTCTCCTGGATTAGAACTTGATGGTGGATTAGCTACATTCCAAGGAGTGTATCCAACATTAGTTACATATCTAGAAGGAGCATTAGCTTCAACATACCAGTATTTACTTACATACTGAGGTTTGATAGTTTTAGTCTTGTTAGACTCTAAATATCCTCCGTGAAATTTACCAATTTTATCATTTGGATAAATTGAACCTGAAGCAACAATAACACCACAGCATGGTTCTGTGTTAGGTGTTGGTGAAACTTCAAAGTCATCGGGGTTAATAAATGTAATTTGAGCTGGAGCTAACTGATTATAAGTTGTAGCCCCTGGTGCAGTTGGAGTACCTAACTGAACACCATTTAAATTAGAAACTCCATTTGTTGCCAAAAGGACTTTTCTAAAAGCATGATTAAAATAACTCATTGTTTTTTGTTTTTGTTAATAAATAAATATACTATAATATACTAAAAGTTTTTTAAATATCAAAACTTTTTAAAAAAATTATCCTGCCATTTCGTTATCAAGTAACCTAAGAGCAATCTTATCTGTACCAAATGCTTCTAATTTATCCATCCAAGTTTGAGTCTTATCATGTTCTTCAACTTGTTCTTTAAGATAAGCAAGACATAGTTCATACAGCATATGATCTCCATCAGATAATGCATGATTAGCCATTTCTTTAATTTGTTTAGAAACTTCTATCTCATGTTCAAATGAAAGTTTAATGATTTCAGGAAGACCTGAAAATGTTTGTTTAGGTTGATCTAATCTAGGAGTTGCTGGTTGAATACCAAATGATAACATATACTTTCGTGCTATATCAGCATGTTTCATTTCTTCATCAGAATATGTTCTCCATAGTGCAGCTGCACCCATGTAACCTTCATTATTTAACCACATAGACATTGAAAGATATATTCTTGCTGAATATTCCTCCTGTTGTATTCTATAGTTAAGATAACTAGCACATGAATCATCTAGTAAAGGATTCTTTGTTTTAGTTGTTGGAACTTCTGTTGTAGCTCCTTCACTAGGTTTAGAAATATCCATATGTTGGTTTTCTAATCCTACAACATTACTATTTGGTCTTTTTAAAGATCTTGGTTTTGCTTCCATAATTAGTTACTTCTTTCTGCAGATTCTTGTGTTCTAGAGAACTGGTTTCCTGACTCTATGTCTCCAGCTAAAATACTTACTGCTTCGTCTATTATTAATTCTATGATATCATCCTTAAACTCACATTCTACTTCAGTAGAAGAAGTTGCTCCTGTATACGGATCTGAACATCCTGTTACTTGTATTTTTCTAGGTTGTCTATAATAGGTAAGAAATGCTTCAGATATATCAAACTCTCCATTTGTATACAAATGTACTGTATCATTAATAAGTGTTGCAAAAGTTTCGGCCCATTCAAAGTTAGGTTGTTTAGCTTTATCTCTTAGAAGTTGATTAAGGTTTCCTTCTTCTGCAAGATATACTGTCATTCTTCTTGGATCACAACAATCTTTCTTAGCATAGATATCTACTCTTTTCCATTGAAGATAATCTCCCGGAATGTTTCCTTCATAATAAATATCTTTTTTTGTAGCTGTTAAAGGTTCTCTTATTAATAATTTTTGTAAGTCATCTTTTCTACGAGTAGATTGTTCATCACCTTCTTTGACAACATTAATACCATGAAGCTGTCTTCTTGACCACTCTACCTGAGCTTTATTAAAAGACTCAACTACTTGCCAACAGGTTATGTTGTCATAATCCTGACTGTCAAGCTTGTTAAGCCTTTGTTTCATCTTTATGGTAATAGTACTATTAAGCATGTCTTACTTCTTTTTTCTTCTTACAGATCCACCTTTCTTTTTCCATTCAGGTTCTCCCATATATTCAGATTTGGGATCCATTTGTTTATAGCTTTTATCTTTAATTGGTTTATCTTTTCTTACTTGATCCCAACCTTTATTGTTTTTACCTCCTAAAAAAGGTTTTTCTTCAAAACCTTCATAGTATGGATACTTTTGATTTAAAGCTTTCATCTCATTTGGTAAATCTAAGTTAGGACCATTTGGTGAATAACTATCTGCTAATCTTTTATATTCTCTTTCAGCATTCTCATCATTGTTATTATCTCTTATCCTTGCTGCTGATTCTCTAGTTCCTGCATCATATGCTGCTCTTTTGTTTGGGTTATCAAACCAATAAGAAGTTTTTGCAGCTGGTGCATAAGCATAAGGTACTTGAATACCATCCTGAGCTTTCTTAATAGACTTTTTTACTTTAGCTTGTCTAGATTCATTAGCTTTTCTAAATGCAGTTATTGGATGAACTTTATTTGTCTTTTTCATGTTATTTATTTTTAGCCATTTTTTTAAATGTTCTAGCAAGAGCTGCTCTTTTAGGAGTACAAGTAGGTTTAGACATTGGAGTACAGAAACCTTTATGTTTAGGGTTAACTGCTTTTTGTATCCACTTCTTATCCTTCTTTTCTGCCATGACTATTTTCTTTTAGTTGAACCACCCATTTGTTTACGTGCCCCTACAGGTACTGTACCTACACCAGAAGAAGATCTAACTCTACCTGGAGATGGAGAATGTTGTACTGGAACAGATGCACCAAATTTAGCTTTTTTCTTTGCACCAACAATTTTATCTGCATAGGTTGCTTTGTCATATGGAGGTGCCAGTGCTGCAAACTTTTTAGCTGAACCACCCTTTTTCATGGTATCAGTTCTTGCATTGTATCCAGGCATACCAACAATTTCTTGTTTTGCAATACCACCCTTTTGATACTTTAAAGAAGATTTTTTTCCAGTTCTTTTTTCAATATCCTCTTGTATTTTTTTATATTTATCGTTTGTTTTAAGACCCGTTCCTTTATTCTTTTCTCTTTCAGATTCAAATGTTTTAAGACTACCATCTTTATTAAATTCCCAACGACCTTTAGTTACACCACCTTTTTGCATTTTCTTAACAGGAGAAACTTTGCCACCTTTTTGCATTTTACCTCCACATCCTGACATACACTTTTTCATAATAAATATAATTTAAATTAACAATTCCATTTTCTTAATGACTTATTGATCCTTGAATCAGGATCATTAGCCGTTTTACTGCTGGTTAATTTTTTTTTCATTCCACTCATCCTAGCACAGAAACTTTTACGTCTTCCTGCAGCTTCACTTCCAGGTTTAAGTTTAGAAGGTTTGGTAGTTACTGCTGTCTTAAGTTTACTACCAGGATTAGCTGCTCTATAACTTGCTACACCTTTTGCATTAAGACCACCTTCTGGATTCTTACCTTCTTTTCTTGTCCAAGCTGGACTAGATCCACCATTAGCCATTTTAGGTTTAGGATAAGGGTTTTCTTTATGCCACTTCCTAGTTGCTGCAATACCTTGTTTAATAGTTTTTGCTCCTGACTTTTTGGTTAAGTCAATTGTATCCCACTGTCCTTTATCTTTGGTAGGATGGTTGACCATTATATTACCAGGTTTACCCTCACCTCTTTTGGTGGTTTTTTTATAAATCCTGTGCTTTTCACCATCAGCAGTAACTCTTGCCATGACTATTTACTAAATGTTTTTAAAACACTCATTTGTTCCTGAGCTAATTTCTTAACATCATTCATCATCTTTGCATCCTTTCTAATCTCATCTGCTCTCTTTAAAGTACTTAATGCAGATTCAATTTCCCACTTTCTCATTTCTGCCTTAGCCGGTGCAGAAATAGAAATACCTACTGAAGATTTCTTAGTAGGTGTTTTTTTAACTGTTGTTGTTTTTTTTATCGGCATAACTATTTCTTTTTAGTAGTTGCTTTAATTTTCTTTTCCTGTTTAAGCATTTGACTTGTAGGTTTCTTTCCAGAACCTTTATTAGCACGGATGTTATCCCAGAGTCCTCTCTGGGAATAACTACCGTCTTTTCTTTTTATTAATTCTTTGGTCATTATTAAGACTTTTTAGAACCTTTCATTTTTGCTTTAGGAAAAGCTCCTTTTGGAGCAGTAGATGTACCACCTACTTTACCTCTAGCAACTTTAGAAGCAGCAGCTTTTGGATTAATTCCAGACTTAACTCCTTTAGAACCAGGAGTATTATCTGCTTGAACTTTAGTATTGGAATTAACCATTCCCCCAGTTTTCATTTTTTTCATTGTTCCACCTTTTTGATACTTCTTTATTTTAGTAGTATCTGATGGAGCATCTTTTTTAAATGGGTTGTCTTTTGGTCCAGTTATTTTTATTTTTGGTTTTTTAACCATTATACCTTTTTGAGCTTTAACTAGGTTTTTCATTTTATTTTAAATTTAAGTGTTCCAATACTTCTCGCAGGAAATTATTAAATCCTTAAGTATATCCTCATTTAAAGGATTTTTTAAGTGCTCAATAACATCTGATACATTTCTTCCAAGTAAAGCATTTGTTTTACTATGGTAAATATATCCATCCGGCTTATTAATAATATACTTAAAAAAACTGGAATCTTTAACAATTGATTTAATTTTTAATGATTCCATGTCTAAATTAACTGCATCAATAAATCCTTTTGCTGCTCTTTCCTTGTTAGATTCAGCTCCTTCACCTGCAATGTATTTATCCATATTTTCATAGATAACATCCAGTGGAGTTGATTTTCTATACTGAGAACTGTTAGCATCAACAACTTTAGCAATGTAGAATAACTTAGTACTGTTTTTGTCATATAATTTTTGTAATTCTGAGTAAGCTTTGTTACGGAGTTTTTTGTACTCTGTTCTTACCATTACAGTTTCTTCTTCTTTATCTAGGTAGAATTTAGGTGGAACTGCTTTTGATCTTGCATCATCAAAACTTTTTGCAATCATAGCAAATCCTCCTGCTTCAATAGCATGAAGTTTAATTCTATCAAATGGTTTAATTGGATCTAGATATACGGGTTCATTACCACATGACATTTCTATCTTGTTCCAAAATTCTGAATTATTAGGTTGAAGTAATGTTACTTTATTCCAAAAATCTTTATCTTCTGGATCAATAACATTTGCTGCTAATTCTTTTTCTAATTCAGCAACTGAACTTCTTATCTCTTTAATTCTTGCCTCTCTTCTATCTGGATCAAGTAATTTAATTTCTGGAGCAAATTCATTTAAACCAGTAATATATCTTACAACTCCGTTGAGTTCAAGACATGCTAATTGTTCATTATGAGTTACTCCGTCAAAAAGACTCATTCCATATTCCTCTAATCCCATGTTAGTGGCTTGTTTATCAAAGTAAGGTCTAACAGCAATTGATGTTTTTTTGATGCTGCCTACTCCTACTTCGACCATTGTAAATTGTGTTTCCATGTTGGTTTTTTTTGTTGGTTATTAAATTAAAAAAATAGGGAGGAGTTTCCCCCTCCCTGTATATATAGAGTCGGATTAGAATGATCCACCAGTTACTGGGTTTCTCATAACAATCTTCAATACCTTAGTTGGATCTTTTACCCAAATTGCAGGCATAGTTTGAGACATCATTACTCGGTATCCATTGAACTGACCAGAAGACTGGAATCCTTGAGTACGTCCCATGTAGTCCATAGTACCATTTTGATACCACCATTTCAATTGATTATCCCAAGACAATTTCAATAAGTAGATATTGTCATTAGTATTATCAGTGATATCAAAGATAATGAATGAATAAGAAGATA